CGGCCTCGGCGCGTTCGGCGCGGGCTTGGGCGGCGGCAAGTTCGTCCATCGTCTTCTTGCGGTCACTCAGTTCCTCGCGCCAGCCGGGAATGAACACATCTAGTTCGGTGTCGCCAAATCCTCCACGGCACCACCCCTCAATCAAGGCGGGTTGTGCGCCGAACCTTTTGCAGTACGCATCATAGGCCCGCAGGTGCATTTCCCAAGGGATGCCGGGTCCGTATCCCTGAACCGGAGCCATGCGCTGTTCCTTTGGCTTCTTCAGCGACGCCAGTTCCTCCCTCGCCCTTTTCAGGTCGGAGGTGAGGGAGGCGGTGGCGCGGTCGATGGCGCATTGGATGATCTTGCCCACCGGAATTGCCGTTTTGCTGTTGTTGTCGATGGCGAGGCACAGTTTGTCGGCTATCTCGATCACGGCGAGTTGAGCGGCGTCGCAGACCTTTGAGGGCGCCTCGTTCTGCGCGGTTGCCCCGGCGCGAGGGTCGGACTCTTTGCCGGGGCTGCTCTGGCCCGGTGGGTTCGGTTGGATCGGATTGAACGGGTCTATTGCGGGCTGCATTACATCACCTCCTTTCGGTGAAAGTGCGCGAGGTTCGGGGGATGGGGTGGGGGTGGTGTCGGTGGTTATGGAGAAATTGTGCCGGTCTTTCCCGGCTGTCACCTTTGAACAGGCTTTTGCGTTGGGTTCGCGCATTTTCGGATGCTTACCTGCTTACGCCCCGTGCCTTCCCATCGTGTTGCGGGGATCGTTCTGCCGAGTCCGGGCGATACGTGAATACCGCCTAAGCCGATGGTGCGAGAAAGTGTTGATTGGTTCCGTCCTCCCCTCCTTGTCGTTGGGCGGGGTCATGGCTTGTCCCTTTGTTTTGCGGCTGCTTTGCGAAATGCGATCAGTTCCCACGCTTTGAAGCGATCGATTGGGCGGCTATGCTGTCGGCACACGGCTATCTCTTGGCCGAAATGCGTGGTGACAAACACAACCGCCTTCTTGTCGCAAGGCTCCAAGGGGGAGATAATTCCATGCTGGCAACGGCTCATCCTTCGTCCTTTCCTTGGGTTGGCGGGGTGGCTGTTACGGGAGTTTTATTGGGAATCTGAACCGCGAGAAAACCTGCGGCCATTGTTCCTTCGCGGCTTGAAGCAACTGTTCCGCCGTAACTTCTGCTTCAACCAAGAAAACGCTGTGAGAGCCGGGACGACTGTCTACGGTTCTGTCGGACCATCCGATAGCGGTCCATCCTTCGCGCCGCGATAGCATCGCCACGCCCTGTTGGTCTTGGGGGTCTAACGCCCCATCCAAAGAGTTGCCCCAAGGGGTAGAATCATACCGTCGTTGCGGGTTGAGCTTGTCGTGTAGGTAATGACCCGAGCCGCCAATGCAGCCAAAATAAAGGACGTTCGCGTTGACGATAAACGCAGGCTTCTTGAGCGCGGCAATCTCTGCGTCCCTCTCGCTTAGGGCGGTGAGGAGGTCGGAAACGTCCGCACTCCATACGTTGTGCGGCATCCTTGACCGAATCTCCGCGATGCGTTCCGCCGACACGCTGGGCTGGGGGTGGGTGCTCATACGCCGCACATCCCTTCGCACTCGTTGCCGAATCCGGCAAGCATCCCCTGGCCGCGCTCCGTGTCGGTGGAGAGGTCAACTTGGTCGAGGGGGACGCAGGATCGGTGAACGTAGCACTTGGCGCGGACCTTGTTTATCCCGGTGCGGATCGCCCGGTCGAACTCCACGGCCTGCTGCCATGCGCTCGGGCCAGCCGAACGGTCCCCGTCTCGAATGGATTTGTCGTGCTCATATTTCATCTTCCTCCATGTGGCGTTTGAGTGATGCGGGCAATAGACGCAGGCCGAACGTGGCGGCGTTTCAAATCCGGCCCTCTCAATCCATCGCAAGCAATCGTGGCGCGTCAGCTCCATTTCAATGAGCGGGAAGCGGTGGGTGCTATATTTCACCCTGCTGGACTTCATGCGCTGTACTTCATCTAGGCTTATCCCAATCCACTGAATAACCGCTTTGGCCTTTGCCTCTCTCATTACCCGCCTAACCTCCCGCTGAATGGGAGCCACCTTGAAATCCCGCGTACAGTCTCGGGTTAGTATTCCTTCCGGCCCGATATGCGCTGGAACTTCGTAGGGCTCGTCTCCATTGTCGGGCTCGACAATATGCGCTGGAACGGGCTGTGGCTCCGTGAACAACGGAGGCTTGCTAACCCTCCGTTGTTCACGGATGGCCTTGAAGATGTGACCGGACAGGCTCCCCGCCGTCACCCTATGCACTGGGAACGGCAACTGCTTTTCCAGCCAGTCTAGCCAGCGATAGACCGAGGCCGGTTCATCCTGCGTATCCGCGAAGATTGCGCAATGCGGCATGGGCGTGATCTCGCCCGCAGCGGCCATGAGAGCCATCGTGGAGGATTGGACCCCGGCCCCAAGGCTGATGATGTGCAGTGGTTCGCTCATGCTATCGTCCCTCCTCATCCCCCGGTGACGCGGGGCTCCCGTCGCGGGGGGCGTGCGCGGCGCGGAGCGCGAGGCAGATTGCCCTTGGGAGCGTCGTGGCGCGTCCACTGAACCTATCTTCGCTGATATTCTCCCCGTCCTCCATGACTGTGTTCACACCGATGCTGCAAAAGTATTCGTCGCTGAAAGCAGACCGCCCCATGTTGAATTGCCAGTTATCCTGCTTAGCAAGCAGCGCGATCCCCGCGTCGGCGCAGTGCAGGTAGTCGGGGATTTGGCAACGAGGGCCGCCCAAAGGATGGGCTCCCACTGGCCTCCCGGTGCCATAATCGACAATCTCCTGCCACCCATCAAACGCAGCCACCGCCGCGTTCAGTTCGGCATCCGTCATCTTGGAATAATCGGGGGGGCTCATGGCTGCTTCAGTCGATCCAGCTTCTGCTTGTTGAGGAGTAGATTCCGCTCGCAATCGGCCACGGATTTCTCTGCTTGGGCTAACGCGGTTTCTTTAATCCATGCCGTTATCGGCTCGGGAACTGGAATCTTATGTGAGACGCAGAACGTCGCCATTCTCTCAAGTCCGCTGTGGTAGTTTCCCCTTTCCAATGCTGTTGAGAAATAGGCTTGGGCGAGTTTGGCCGCCTCCGCAACCGCCTCCTCATAAGAGCAGCAGGGTATGCAGTCGGGTGACGATCCAGACCCGTCGTGATACTCGGAGAGCTTCCAGTCTAGAGCGTCAGGCTTGTTCCAACTCACAGTCATTGATAATTTAAGCAGGCGAAACTCCTTTGAATATCCTGATCTGGTCTTGGCCTCCTTAACCTCGATGATGGATAGATGCTCGTATTCAACTTGAACAAAGTGGGTGATCTTCCCTTGGAGAAAGAGGTCCAACATCTTTAGCTTGTCGTGAGCCATTACGCGCTCTTTGCGCTCTCGGATTTCTTTTTCGACAGCGGCCTGATCCTCGCGGGCTTTTTGCGTCTTGGCCTGCAACTCGCCTATCTGCTTAGTAAGAGCCGCAACCTCGTCATGCAGGACCGCGACAGGCGGCGACAGAAAGTATTCGTGCCAAGTTGCCACCGCTTCGAATGTCTCCACGTCACCGCCGTCTTCATCGTAACAGGGAACCATTATCGCCGGGTGGACGTAATGCACCTTCCCATCAGCCGATGAAGTTGCGTATTTCGCTTTTTCTCCCGCTCGGTTATACACGAGCGTTCCGGGCTTTGGTTGTATTTTTATTTTGCTGGAATGTCGTAGTAGTCGCTCATCCGCATCGCCCCTCCCTGCGTGGTCAGGCGCGCTCATGGGCGTATCCTCCGAAACGTGATGGCCCACACCCAAGGGTTGACCGCCCAGCCGAAGCCGCGCTTGGCGTTGATCGAGTCCCAGAGTATTTCGTATGGGCGACGATACATCCTTCCATCTACGACGCTGGGCCGGTGGCCCTCTACCCCCTCCGCAATCGCGTCCTCCTCGCTGATCTCCTGCACCCGCTGCACCCGCACCTCCGTAACCTCAAGCTGGATGCGGGAGGCGGCACGCGGCATGAAGATCGAGGGCGTCCATTTGCCGTCGTCGGAAGGACATCCGATCCATCCATCGTCGCGGAAAGCAATTTTGTCGCCGTCTTTGCAGAACGTCTCCTTCACCCAAAGCTGGTCGCCGGCAACCCCGTAGGGGCAGAACACACGGTTGACTCGGCCATCCGGTCCATCTGCGGGATGCTCGCAGGGCACCTTCAGGTATGGACCCGGACCCCAAATATCGGTGCCTCCTGGATCTATCCACGCTTTCGAGAAATCAGGAACCAGGGGTTTGAGCGACCACTTCACCACCCTCCGCGTCTGCGTCTTTCGACCGTCCAGAATGGCCCGGACCATCGGCCCGCTGAAAAGGATCGGTCGCTCACGAATATGTGCAGGCACGCTCATGGGCGGGGCTCCTCTCTCTCGGGCGTTGTCGGGGGTGGTCATGGCTGCGACGATTTGCTGACCTTGCGCTGCTCGCGGGTGAGCTTCTGCCGTGGAATCGGTCGGAAGCAGCATACTCCTCCGTCGATGGTTGGAATGTACTCGATTTCAAGGGAGGCAATCGCTTCATCGCGCACGTCCTGAACCTCCACGCTGAGAGCCGCTGCGCACTCACGCAGGGAACGATGCCCGTTCCAGCCGCCTTGATGTTCGGCAAGATACCGGGTCAACGCGCTCATTTCCCCCTCCCTCCGATGATGCCGAGGCTGCGCAGGACGGCCCGGGCCTGTGCCTTGAATCCTCCGTTGTGGCCGTAGTTCGACGGATTCTCCAGTATCGCCTCCGCCACCTGCTCGACCAGCGCTGCCTCGTCGGATACGTCGAGCACGGCGACGCGGCGAACCCGATTAGGGTCTTTCCAAATGAAGCCGGCGGCGCTCATCTCAGCCAACTCCCTATCGCCCGTGACGGAGAACGTGCGTTCCTTGGCTCCAGCGTGGTAGCCCCAAACGCGCCTCGCCCTGACCGCCTTCGGGCGCGATGGGCTGCGGGGGGTGGCGGGTGTGCTCATGTTGAAATCGCTCCCGCGGACCTCGCCGCAAGTTCCTTCTCTGCTGCATCCTTCATCCGTTCCTTGATTGCTTCCAGGTCGCCGTGAGGGAACACGGTCGCATCCCGGACCGATTGAATCATCCGGAGCTCGGAGTACGGCACGCCAGGATAGAGCGTCGCCGCATAATCCAAGAGATCCCGGACGCGGTCCTGGGTGTCGCAACGGGCGGAGGGTTCGGGGAGGGTTGTCATGGTTAATAAAGGCAGAACAGTTCAACATGCTCCCATTTTTCAATAGCCTTCAATACCTCGTCAGCTCCTTTAACGCCGCCGGCTTTCAACCCGCGAAACAGAGGAACGTCTGACTCGTCGAATATACGGTCGATTCGCTCCTGGGCTCTCTCCAAGGCATAGCGTAGTTCATCCGGCAATGTTGTGCCGCGGTCAGCCGGCCGCATTTTAAGTGTGGCGCTCATTTAGCTGTGATCCCGAGATACTTGTCCGCAAGGGCGATTGCTTTTTCATGTCGAGACCAAGTTTGGTCGGATACCTGCGCGTATTCCTTTAGCCAGTCGGCCATTGTCCTGAGATCGTCCCGGGACACCCAAACGCAGTCCGGATTCGCCAATGATTTTTCCGGCCCATCAACCTGTTTGCCTGCCGTCGGCGTATGCAAACGGGCGGCAAGCATGGCGTCGGCCTGCTGGTAAGACCATTCGGCGGCCGTCTGCGGAGACCCGCCAAACCGCACGGCCCCTACTGCAAGCGCCGCCATCGCGAAACGGTCGCGAAGGTCGGCGTCATTCAGCTGTTCGTTGATCGCTTTGGTCCTGCTGAATAGATCATTCCAGCTGTCGACGATGTATTGCGCCCGGCTTTCAGGCATCGGCGGCTCAAAAGCATAATCCTGGCCGCGGTAGGTGAGCACGTAACGCTCTATAACAGCGCCTGTCGCGTCTCGGGCTTCTATCTTACGATGCGCCCAGGGTCTTTCGTTCGTCGGCATGGGTGTCAGTTTGGGCCCGGTCGCTGTCCCGGGCCCGGGTTGGTTAGGTGGTCACAGGATCCTTGAAGTGCGCGTCGTTAGCCGCGTAAATCTTTGTCAGGATGGTTTCGCCGTCTTTGTCGGGCTGGAAATACGGGTGTGTCCGGATTGCGTCGAGCATCAGAATCAGGCCCTTTTCAGCCAAGTTACCGCTGGGAATGTGGCGGATCTCGGTTGCCCCCTCTCCGCGCTTCACGATGAAAACACCGTTGTCACCGTTGTCTGTGTTGAGATTTGCCAGGCTCTCAACGCCAACGGAGCAAGTTCCGCCGAAGAAGTTGGCGATTAGTTGCGCGACTCTTGCGACCTGGTAGGCGTTGTGGTTATTTCCTCGGATCTTGTAATGGTCCGCGGCGTCCATGAACGCAACAACGCTCTCTGGACCTCCGTTCCAATGCAGGTAGATGCCGACCGAATTATCGGTGGGCTTCTCGTCGAATGTAATGACTGCTCTGTTTCCCATGGGGTGATCTCCTGTTGTGGTTTTCTTTCGCCGGCTGGTTTTTCCGGCGTCTTAAAATAGGTTCATCTGTCCGGCGCTCGGGACGCATTCAAGCTGCGTTTCGTGCTCCTGGCGGATCAGCGGTTCCCTCATCCCAACTGCGAGCTGCAGGCGCGCGGCTTCTCGGGTCTCCCATGCAACCGCCGATGAGTCGCGCAACGTCTCGAGGATCCGCCTATCGGTCTGGCTGGCGATTGTCTGCGCGGTGTTCACTGCTTCTCCTCCCAAATTCTCCGGATCCAGTCCGGCACACTCGAAGCTGGCGCCTCAAATTTCCCGTAGCACGTCCGCGCGGGCCCGGAGATAATCCGGATCGCGACAATAAACGGGTGAATCTTCACGGCCCGGGTTGTCATGCGTAGACGCTCCGCAGTTCGTCCACCTCTTCGCGGTCGTCTTTCTCGGCCTGCCTCTCGTCCGCGCAGTCCGGGCAAATACGCTCCAGGCCGTCCGGGATCAGGGAAACAATCGGAAACAGAAACCCACAGCAGCCGCATTCTGCCTCCACGGGTGAGCGCGGATGGATCAGCGGTGCCGTAATTCGGCTGATGGCGTCGACGTTCATGCCGCGCCCTCCTTCGCCGGTCCCGTCCAAATCAGTTCATGGGCGCGCTCCTCAAGCACTCCGGCGCCCTTCAAAATGTCCAAAATCTTCGTGAATGTCGGCAAGTCGACGCTGCCGCAGATCCTGGCGTAAAACTCTCCGGCCGGAACCCGGCCAAGTTCGCGGATCGCTTCGGCGACGGCCAGCGTTGCGCCGACTGCAGCCCGGATCTGTGTGGGGGTGATCTGTGGGTTCATGGGTGAAATTTCGCGGCTGGCGGTGCTCCTCGCACTTGCGGCGCCAGTCCTACGATGGAAGTTGTAATGTGTCAGCTGGACTCGGGGTGGGGTAAAGTCGGGTAGTGCTTCTTGACGATTTCAGCGCAGAGTTTCAGCACACGCTCGCGATCGTCGGCGGCGACGGCGACGGCGATGGCGGCGAGGGCGGCGGCGTCGGCGGCGAGGGCGGCGTCGGCGGCGAGGGCGGCGTAGGCGGCGTAGGCGGCGGCGGCTCTTGCTTTTCGCACCTCATCAATCCCAACCTCACCGCGAGTCCATGCCTCCGTTGTATCGAGGCAGACCCGCACGCGCTTGTCGTTGGGAAACTGCTTTTCGAAGATGGGCAGGGCAAGCCTCGCGCACTCGACCGCGCAGAGGACAACCTTCTTGCGGGCCTTGGTGGTCGGTCCACCGGATACGCGGGCGGCGTACCATAGGAGCCAGCTCGGATCATCACAGGAGATCCACGCGCTTTCGAGGTCCGGGAACTTGCCAGCCGTGACCCAATCGCGGGCGGACGGGCACGAGCCGATTTCGGAAAGACAGGAGATTGGCGTGCTCACGACGCCCTCCCTTCGGCGCGGGTGAGCGCCCGCACTGCTTCCTGTGCCGCGTCAAAGCGGGCGACCCTGCGGGGATCCCGTGTGTCGTAGGCCACGCTGGCCTCAGCGAGGCGTAACTCCCATCGAGCCATACGGAGCGTCTCCCGCCTCTCCGTCTCAGTCTCACCATCAGCCACGGAGTTGCCGGCGTGGTCGAAAATCTCCCACTTACCGACCGCCGCCCCTGGAGCCATGCCCCAGTCGGTGGTCTCTCCGTTAAAGTTCCGGCGGATCCGCTTCCGCAGCCGGCGCAGGTTGGTGTCCTCGGCGGTCGCTGACGAGCCATCAGTCCAATCGACTGTGGCGAGGTACTTGTGCGCTACCGGCGCACTCGGTTGTGTCTGTGCGAACATCGTAGGTTTTTGCCAGGGCCTAATTGCCCGGCGCAAACACCCTACGGCAACCGCTTGCCGAAACTCAATCGCAATCGCTTGCGGTTACTCGACGAACCTTATACCCCAACACCTTGCGCGTTTCTTTCCTTCGCCGCCCTCTCTCGATTCGCCGCAATACGGGCCGCAACTCCCAGCCTTGAAATCCGCTTGTAGTGCGCCGGTATCCGTCTTTTTGATACGCCTTTCACTCGTCCTCCGAGCCTTCCAAGTTCGACGGCGGCCGGGTTCTTTTCGTGAGTTATTTCCTGGGCTGAATCGCTCATCCCGCAAACGCTGGCCGTCCCACGTGGAACGTCAAGCGCCCAATCCGTCAACCCTTCTATCGGCCATCCATCCCAGGCATCAATCCACCGAGACTCATTCCAGACAGGCATCAATCCATCCATTCACTTTACCGTCAAGTAACCCTCCGGTACTCTCGACACTTGACAGTCAAGTGAATCGTTACCATATCGTGATTCACGCCCCCTAAAATTATGCCTGTAATCGTTACCGAAAAACGAGTTAGAGATTGGGAACCCGTTAGAAAGGCTTTTATTGAGGACGCTGAACGGCCTACGCATGCTGAGCTTGCGGAGCGGTTCTCGATTCCATTGTCGTCGATTTCCACGATCGCCGCGGATGAGGGGTGGGCTTACCTTCGGGCACAACGCCTCGAGCTGGAACTGCGCAAGGGTGACGCCGTCGGAACATTGCTCTCCGTCGCAAAAAATGAGTCCATCCTAACAACTCGACTGCGTGAGTTTGCGGTGGTCGCTCTGCAGGTCTTGACTGTGGAGCTCGCCAAGCTTCCGGATAAGCAGGGCCCTAGGCTTAACGCGGTTCAAACCGCGTCCTTCGCCGTGCTGAACGTCTGCAACAGCCTGAAGGCGGCCGGCGTCTTTGGGATCCCGAAGGAACTCCGTGAGCGCCTAGCGGGCGAGCCTGGTGGTGAAGGATGGAAAGGCGCTATGCGTGACCTGAACGTCATGCTCAAGGTGGACGTCGGTGGATCTGGGCCGGTGAAAGTTACGGAAGTTACTGCGACTCCCAAAACGTGATTTTGGGACATTTATCAACGACTTACGAAACGGCTTGGGTTTCAGGCTGATTTGAGACTTTCGTAACCAGTTTAGTTTACGTGTGTTGCGTGCCATTCGTCGCGCAATAGTTATTATGTTAACCTTCTGTAAGTCGTGCGCGTCGGTCGTCGACCCCTGAAAAAACCGGCCTTTCCTTTCGATTTGCGGGGCGATCGCCTACAGGTGGCTAGTGGAAGTCCTCGCCGGCCCCAGATCGTTTGCCAGCGCTTAACGGGCGGCGGCCGTGCGCCGTCCTGGCGGCGTCTCAACCCCTCCTGCGCTGATCCAGGTAGGACCCAGGCGCCGGCCGGCGGAGCTCGGTGCGCGTCCCAGCGGCCGTGGTTTCAACTCTCCGCGCGGCTCGGACCCCTGGCCTGGATCATCCCAGCGGCGGACCCTATACCACCCCCGCGCCAGGTCCGGACACCCTGGGTGTGGTCTCGGAGATGGCTACAAAATTTTTTCTATTATCGAAAAAATGGGATAAAATTCCGGGCTGGAAAATGGGACAAAAAACGGGCCAAAAACATGGTCCGATTTTGTGGCTTATTTTTGAGGTGTTTTTTTGACCAAGTTGGCGCCGGTCGGCGAAGAACTCACGCCACGCGCCAACCCCTAAAGGGGTTTGGCGCTGGCGCGAGTTTTCGGCCACGCCATGTTCGCGCCTGGCGTGAACAGTGGCGCGAGTTTGGCGCGAACATACAATTACTCGCTAACTGGTTTATTACCTAACTTATAGGTACCACGCTTCTTACCTTGTCTCAAGTACCCTCCATCAACAGCCGAAGAAATGAGGCGCTGGAGCGTGCGAAAAGGTATACCTGTTTCCTTCATTGCCTCCGAAATGGCCGAAGTGCTGATTTCGTCGCCAGAAAAGGGCAAATTTTCAGCCACAACTTCAATGATTTCTTTGATAGAAAAAAGGCTCTTTTTTCGCTTGCCGGCGACGTCGTCCCGCCAGGCATCCAAATCGAAGTCAAAGTCGAGGTCGTAGCGAAAAGTTTCAGGGTCGAAGAGGACGCCGCGGGTAGTGAATTTCTGGGTGTTGTTGGCTTTGCCGCAGGCCAGGACGAGGCGGTTGGGGTCGTCTCGGTCCTGGGGGGCGAGTTGTAATTCGCAACGCACTTTGGAAAACAGAGCCTTGGATCCGCGGCCGAAGTTACCGGCGTTGTAGTTGTCGCCGGCCTGGGCGACGTTGACCGCACCGGTGCGGGCGTGGTGGATGATCAGGATGGCGGCTTCTGGGCAGGCGGAGGAGGTTAGGCGGCGGAGGGTTTGGAGGGTCTGGACAAGGTCGGTGGTTTTATTCTCGTCACCATCAACCATATCTGCGAACGGGTCGAAGATGACGAGTCCCGGGGCTGGCCGGGAAGAAAGGGTGGCGTGGAGCCGGGTGACGGTTTCAGGGATTCCGAGGTTAAGGTCAGCATCGTCCTTGGCGGTGAGGGCTTGGATACGAAGATGGGATTCGAGTTTGGTTTGGGATGCTGGCGGAAGGTTGGTGTAGAATTTCTCGATGTCGGATTTCCAGCGGCGCAGGCCGTTCTCGGTTGAAAGGATGATGGTGTGCTGTGGGACGGCCTTAGTGGGGATACCAAGGAACTCACGGCCAATGATTTGGCAGATTGCGAAGTAAAGCGCCAGGCGGGTTTTGCCGAGGCCGCCTATGCCGACAAGGGATGTCCATTCGCCTTTTTCGATAAACCCGTCGCCAAGGAGGCAGTTGGATGGGTCTGGGGTGTGGGCGATGAATTGGGAAGGGCGCCAAAGGTCGAAGGGTCGGGATCGGGTAGAGGGAGCCGGCTGGAAGGCGATTCGGGCCCGGTCGATCAGGTCGTCAGGATCCTGGCCTTCGGAGAGGCCGGTGATTAGGGATTGGGCGGCATGGACGGCGGAGCGGCGACGCTCGAGCGTCTGGAGGGTGGTGATGAGCGACGGGGCCGCAAGGGTGGTTGTGGCCTGGTTGTTGAGCTCGGAGAGCCTGGTGATCAGGGGTGGTGTGAGGCGACCCTGGGTCTGCAGGTTTGAGGCGACCAGGGACGGGTCGGCTGGCTCGTGGTTGCGGCGCAGGTCCAAGACGGTCTCAAAGATCAGACGGTTGGAGGGGTCAGTGAAGGCGTGGGGCGAAAGGGAGGTGGCGAGGTCGGCGGTCTGGGGTGTGGCGTCGATCAGGATGCACGAAAGGAGGGATGATTCGGCGGCTGGGGAGGATAGGCCGACTGACTCGGGGTGGGGTTCGGATGGCGCGTGGACGCCGTTGGAAGGCGGGAGCGAGGCGGCGGGCGGCTGGGCGCGGGACTGGATCTCGTTGGCGGCCGGTATCGACTCGAACGGGACGTCGGGTTCTTCGGTTGCTGGTTGTTCGGAGTCGGGATTCATGGAATGGATAGGAGGGCGCGGGCCTCGTCGACGGACCGCACGATGCCTGCAATGCCGCCGGCCCGGAGCACGTTGTCGCGCCAGATGAGTTGTTCGATGGATGGCCGGCCGCGGGGGCCCTTGACTTCGATCGAAAGAAATCTGGGGCCGTACCAGCCGATAAGGTCCGCGCACCCGGTGGTTAGGCCGGCGTGCAGGGGTCGGGCGTGACGGAGGATAACTGTGCCATCGGGCGACTTGGAAACGAGCTGGCCCGCCCATCCGGTCCCTGAGTTGCAGCGAAACAGCCGGACTTTGGGGTCGCGCGTGAGTTCGCGCAGGATGGCGGATTGGATGGCCGCCTCACTCATACCTCAATCTCCTGTTGTTCCGGCGCCTGAACCTTCGGTGTTTTCCTCCACCGCCGGTGTTTCCACTGGATGTAAGCCCAGGTAGGTTTGTAGCCGCGCTGTTTGCCAATCGCGATCAAGGCTTCAAGGGTTTCGGCCCGGCCGACTTCTTGGCGGGCTCTCACGCGAGCGACTTCCGCGGCGGTGATTTGCTCAAGTGTTCCGTCGGTCTGGCGGATGTCTCGGGATTCGATGGGGTAGACGTGGCCGCATTGTGGACAGGCGAGGGCGAATCGGTGAACGCGGTAGCAAGCTGGACACTGGCGGTTTGGAAAAACCTTCTCGGTCTGGCGGCGAGGCTTGGACTGGTCGAGAGTCCATTCGATCGGTTCCTCGGCAAATCCGTGCCGCATGGTGTTTCCGGCGTGGTCAAGAATTGTGGCCTGGGTTTTGCCGGGTGCTGGCCGAAGGATTCGGCCGACGTGCTGCCTCCAAAGCGCGAGGGATGCCGTGGGGCGAAGCATGATCCCGACTGAGGCTCCTGGTGCGTCGTAGCCTTCGCCCAAGAGGTCAACTGAAACAAGAATCTGGATACATCCTTCGCGGAAGCCGTCGGTCAGGCGGCGGCGTTCCTCGTCGTCCATAGTGCCGTCGATCATCTCCGCGCGGTATCCATGCAGCCGAAACTCGTCGGTGACGGCGTGCGCGTGTTTCAGCGATACACAAAACACGAGCGCAGGCTGACCTTCGCATAGGCGCCCGTAATGCTCGATCGCGTCGCCAGTGATTTTAGGGACGTCCATCGCAAACTCGGATTCCTTCCGGTTGTAGTCGCCGGCAACGATATGGAGTTTGGATGGTCCGGCCGACGGCGCGTAGTAAACCGGGCGGGCAAGGAACCACTGGTCGATCAGTGATTGAACGGTCGGTCCAAGTATCAGCGAATCGAATACATCTCCAAGGCCGCGGCCGTCGAGCCGGGACGGGGTGGCTGTGACTCCAAGGCGGGGAACAGCCGGCCAAGCGTCGAAGATGCGCCGGTAGGACTCCGAGGTTGAATGATGCCCCTCGTCGACGATCAGGAAATCCGGGGGCTGGATTGCACCGAGCCTGCGCGTGAGCGACTGAACACTGGCGACATGGGTGTGTAGATGCGGCGAGGGTCGATGACCTGAGAAAATGATTCCGTGCGGAACGTCGAAGGAAGTGAGTGCATTGGAGATTTGCCGAATAAGTTCCTGGCGGTGGACCATGATAACGACCTGGTTGCCTTTGGCCTGGGCGCCCTGGGCCATGTAGGAGAACGTGACGGTCTTGCCGGATCCTGTGGGAGCCACGTAAAGCGGCGCCCGTTTGCCCGCGCGGAAGGCTTCGCGGATGGCGGTGACGGCGGAGAGCTGGTAGGGACGGAGTGATATACTCACAGCGTAAAGTAGCGTCGCGCCATTTCGTCGGTCACTTGGATGCATCGGCAGTTGGGGGGAAGTTTGATCGGGACTGCGACCCCTGTGATAGTGATTCCCATTTTACGCGGAACCGCCGGGCCGACATCGAGCGGGAATCCAACCGTGTCCTTGCGATGCGCCATTCCCCGAATCCAAAGTTCTAGATTCCCGGTAGGCCGGTTGGTCTCTAAGTCGATCGACGGCGCCGGTTGGATCTGGATAATTCCAATTGGTGTCTGGTCGGGATCGTCAGTTTGTGGCAGTAGTGCGAAGTTCATAAAATCTGGCGGGCGCCGCACGCCCCTCCGGCCAGTAGATGAAAGTCCATCGCAAGCGACAGCTCACACCCTCGTCGAGACGTGCGGGCCCTTGCCGGAGGCAAAACAGGTAAGATGGCGGAGTCTCGGTGATCGCTACTGGCGGAGCGATGCGTTTGTGACGGGACCGTGACGAATGTGTGCCTACGCAAAAAGCGCAAGAAGAAATTGCGCGATCGACGAATTATCGATCACTCAGAGCAAGGATTCCGCGTCCGCGATCGCGGCCTCGAGCTGTTCACGCTGGTTCCCGACAAGTCCTTTGATGATCTCGATGCGCTTGCTCCGCTCGATCACGAGAACGGAGGTCAGTCGGATAATCGGAATGAAAGGATCTTGCGTGCCTGGGCAAACGATTTCTCCAGTCACCTCGCATTTCATCGGCGGATTCACGTAGCCCGGAAGAGTCGTGCTGACGGTCACGGAACGCATTTCAGGTTACGGATTATTTTCGCCAGAAGCGAATCCGTGTTCTGGCCGCGCGCAGCCATCGCGCCCAGAAGCCGGCGGTCGCGGGTTGGGACGGCAAAGAAACAGCGGCGGCAGAGGAAGCGGACGTTTCGTTCAACGGTGCCACAGGCGGGGCATGTAAATGCGACAGGTTCTGCGCCCCCACGGGGCCCCACGTCACGGGAATCTCCTGCGGTGATGGTGCCGACTGTTGCAACCGTGGCCTCGTCGAGTTTTCGGAGTGCTCTCCGGAGCGGGTCCTGAATCGTGCGATGGATAGGCGCGGGTCGGACTGGCGGTCCTTCTTGTGATGGGACCGCTTGGGCGCCGGGATCTCTTTGGTTTTCTTTCCAGACAGTTTCTTTTGCGATTTCGGAGTTGGCATGGGACATGGATGACGGGTTACGAGGTTCCACCAGATTGAGCCGTCTGGATTACGGCGTTCGCTGACCATGATGTCGCGGTAAGACTGGCCGGTCGCTTCGGCGAAGGCGGATACTGCCGCGTCGCGAACCTGGTTGAATAGGCCGTGCTCCGAGTAGAAGCTGGTGCCTCCATCACTGTCCGGCTGTTGCTCGGAAGCCTCGGCTGCTTTCTTGGCCGTTGCGCCATCAAACGAAAACCAAAGGCTTATCAAATGCCCGGACGGGATCTGCTGAATCGCCATCTCGCGCGGTATCTCGGCGACGGAATTGGCTGTCAGTGGACTGAGCGCGGCGGAAGGCATAAATTGTCCCGACCGCTCCGCGAGACAAACGCCGAATAGGCGGCCTGCTTAACGATCGGGTGGCTGTGTTAGAGCCAACGCCTACGCAAATAGCGTAAGCCGGCAAAAGAACGCAAGAGGAAAATCAGTAGACCGCCCCGCCAGCGTTTCCGCCGATGCGATTCAGCCTGGGGTTTTTCTTGCGAGCGAGGGGCCCTGCCTTGCGTCCTGCCGATGCGAGGATCGCGCCAGCCGCCTTCTTGGAGACGCCTTCCTTCTTCTGGATGCCTGCTGCGACCTTGGCAAATCCTGGATGCTTCGAAGCCATGTCAATCCTTTTGGGAGAACGCCGTCACTTCGTCAAATCCTTTTATGTCGCTGCTTCCCAAGCTCTGCATCTCCAGCCCGAATCCGCCCTCCCGCGGCGGTTCGTCGCCTTTCTCGGTGTCCTTAGCGCGCGGCATCAGGTTCGCGGTCCCAAGCCTTGCCAGATGCACGACGCCTGTTACAGCGTCCGCCAAGTCAGGCGACGGGTTTCCGGTCCTGGACTTGTAGACCTCCTTGGATTCGACGACCAGTTTCTTGGCCTTCCCCGTAGGTCGGCTCCCGCGGCGGCTTCCGAGCTCCTGAAATGTCTTCGGGTCCACCATCCGGCCAATCCCAATGATGTCGAACTCGCACAGTTTTCCGAACGCGTACCAGACCTCGGTCGCGATGCCGTCGTACATGTCGCACGGAAGCTGGCTGTCCTCCTCGGCAATTCTGGTGGACGTCGCGGACTTTCCGAAATGGATCCCGTAGGTCGGCGCAAAGTTGTCCCGGGTGTCGAATCCCTCCGTGGTTTCCAACTCGTCCAGGTCCGCCATGTTGAACGCGCCTACTTTCTGTTTCCACTGCCGGCGCACGATGTCGTGGGGTCCGGCGCCAAGACCGGTCATGTCGTCGCCGTAGTGGTGGGGTTTGATCGAAAGGTTTTTGTTCCGCTCCAGGACTTCATCGGCGAGCGACTGCGTGTCTCCGCGCTCCATGACGGCAGCTAGGTCGATCTGAATTTTCATCGCCGGCTGGTCCAGCTTGTGTTCCTCACCATCGTATCCGCGCCAAGCGATTGCCCGGCCGGACCTCGCCACGCCGTAGGTCGGGCGGTCCCCGGTGAACGCGTAGTCCGAGAAAGCAAACGTCTCCGTGGGCCCGTCGAAAATCCACTCGCGCTCCGAGCGTTGAAGATCCTTCAGGGCCACGATCGCCCGGGACGTTCCCTGCGGCGGGAATTTCCCGTAGACGTAGGTGTACATGTCCGGGTGCTCGGGGTCGCCGGAACACGCCTCCAGCCAATTCTTCACGCCCTCATGGGTGACAAAGCCCGGGAAGATAACCCTCCGGGCGACGACATTCTCGTGAACCATCGCATTCAGGCTCACAACCCACCAACCGCGTTCAGAGCGCCATGCCTCGTCAGCCATGCTGATCGAGTCCCATCCTTTGATCGGTTTGCAGTTCTGGCCGAATGGAGAGTACGGGTCTTTGGGATTTGCGCAGACGATGAATTTGATGTGCTCAACGTCGCCTTCCATCACGGTCGAAAATCGGTTTGGTATCTCCGAGAACACGTTCTGGGCGACTTCCTGGCCCTCGTCGATAAGCGCCCGGACGCGCGACCGGGTTCCGAACATCGGATGCTCGGGCCGGGGTTTCGTGTGAACGCCTCGGATTTTGCCCTTCGACTGCGGACCGCCGGGAATCGTCAGTAGGAAAATCCCCATGCCGCGTTTCTTGTCGAGCGAGATGGATTCGGCGTCGACGACGCCCGGGAGCGGCAAGACTGACTCAGAGTGCAGCCGAACCATGTCGGCATAGAGGTTTTTCTTCAGGTGGTCTTCGGTGTTTGACGAAATCTGCACGCGGGTCCACTCGGGGTCCAATACCCAGTCAAGTAATAGCCAGGCGCTTGGACTAAAGGTTTTTCCCAGCCCGCCGCCGCCAATGAAAACCATCATCCTTTCCGTGAAAAGCGAGTTCCACATTGACTGGACTCCGTGCGGCTCCGGCGTGAACACGTCCTTCCCCCAAAGCATCAGCGCCGCGGACACGTAGTCGCGCCTGCCGAGGTGGTAATACAGGCAGGTCATCATCATCCCCACGAGGTCGCCGGTAGACTGCAGTGGTTTCCCGTTCCGCGTCCTGGCGAACGCATGCCGGAATCCCTGATCCTCAAGTGCCGCGGAGGCTGCCGCCTCGATCGCCGGCGCGGATCCCGACTCCTTGAACTCGGCGAGTTTCGAATTGATCCTGCGAAGCCTCGAAAGGCTGGTCGCGTCAGGCATGAGCAGTGGCACGGTTGCTGGGCCTACAACTCTTTCGGCTTGCTGTCAAAGCCGGTTGCGGTCAGGTGAGGCCATGCCTATTGTCGGTGGACCCATCCCGCAGGCGAACATCTTCAGCCGGCCGCTTGCGCCGAAGAACCCGGCAGCGGTTGCTGGCGCCAAGGCTTCGGCAATCACAGCGCCCGGCCAAGGGGTTCAGCAGTTTTCGCGGGACAAGAGCAGGCTGTTTGCTTCCAAGAAGCGGAGGAAATCGTGATCCTGCCGCGGGGACGTGTTCCGCCAGGCCAATGGCATTTTCCGGTTTCCCCGGGAGTCGAGCTGAAAGCCGTCACCGAGGAAAAGCTCTACGCAGCTATCCACGAGTACCGGGTTCGGAACAACGTCCCGATTGGCGACATAGAGCGGGACGTGAACGACTTTTACTGCACGACCTACCCATCGGCGTGCGTGAAGGAGTCCCACGAGTACGGAAACCAGCGCAGGGACTTCCCGCACTCCGAATCCATGCTGAACCGGGTATCCCGCTGGGCGTCGGGACTGTTGCGCGGCGCGCCGGCCGGCGGTTACTTTTTGGTCAGTCCGGAAGAGGCCGCGAGCCGGGCCCGGGTGTGCATGAACTGTCCGAAGAATGTTCCGTGGCGCGGAGGGTGCGCCGGCTGTTCAAAGTCCACGATCACAGTCCTCTACCAGATTCGGAAAACGAACCGGACGCCGTATGACGGGGCGTTGCAGGCGTGCTCGGTCCTTGGGTGGGAGAATTGCACCAGCGTTTGGTTGAGGGAAGGCACGATCCCGATTACCGACCAGCAGCGGCTGGCTGTTCCGACAAACTGCTGGCGGAGGGGGCTGCCGTGAAATTCGGATGGCGGATGATCCCGAATGCCGCGCGCGCGGCGTATCACGCGGGGGTGTACCTGTTTGCTGGGAGGCCGGTGTTGGCGCCGAAGGCCATCCGGGAGTTCCGAGAAAAGAAGTGTTTGGCGTGCAAATTTTACTGCGAGGGACAATGCTTGAAGTGTTTATGCGTCGCGGACCTGAAGTGCGCCGTCGCATCGGAATCGTGCCCTGTATCGAAGTGGCTTGCCTTGACATCCGGGCAAGATAAGGCCACTAGCGAAGGCTAATCGCCTATCAAATGGCCGACGACGACACCGTTACCATAGAAGCCCAGAGCGACGCGGGCTCTGCGAATCCCATGCCGACAAGTGGGGCTGCGACGATCAACGCGCCCCAATTCGATGAGGCCGGGAATGAACTGAAGCTCGAGGCGAAGTCGATTTCAACAACCGCGCAAGCCTGGCAGATTTGCACAACTCTTGAGCAGAACAACCGTCAGCGCGCTCTCCGGACGGCGCAGATTCAGGCGATCCATGATGGCGAACCCCCAAAGTCCGCGGGCGCCCAGTCCGAGAAAGCCAAATCATGGGAGTCGAATTTCTCAAGCCAGTGGCTTGCAGGGATAGTCGGCCGCCAGGCCCAGCGTTTTGTCAACGCGATCATCCAGCAAATCTACCTGACCTATTCGCGGTTGCCTGACTCATACCCGGACGCGAAGTCGAAGTCGGACTTCATGCAGGCAAAGTTCACGCGGCTGGTGCGCTGTCAGCCGACGTACACGACGACGATCAACACCCTTGCCGTGGAAAACGTCCTTCAGGGGTACACGTATGCCGTGTTTCTGGACCCGATCACCTCGAAGCCCAGGATGTTCAAGCAGGACCGTCTGTTTCTGCCCGAGCTGGCGCCGATGCACGCGAACGAATTGCAATTCTTCTGCTGCAAGGAGGATTACCGGCTCGACCAGTTCCTCGACCTGATTTCCGACGAAGAGGCCGCAAAGGACGCCGGGTACGATCTGGACAACTGCATGACGGCCGCGAACACGGCGACCATGCAGGATCCGCGCGAGGACGCGACGACTACCCAATACCGGAAGTGGGCGGACATGATCAACGAGGGGACGCTCGGCCTGTCCTACTCGAACACCGGGGAACGCGTCGTGAAGGTCTGGCTGCTGTTTTATCGGGAGTACGACGGAAGCGTTTCGTTCTACATGATCCAAAGGGACAACGGCCTGAAGCTCCGGTTCTCCTTTAAGCTGTTCAAGAAAATGCAGGACGTGCTGGTGATGTTTTCGTTCGAGCCGGGCAACGGGTGTATCCATTCATCGAAGGGTCTTGGCCGGAAGCTGGCCGCGCTCGCGATGGTTAAGGAGCTGTTCCGGTGCGGCATCGTCGACCTTGCCCGCGTGCAAATGCTGCTGGTCGTGATGACGGACGCGAAGGACCGGAACAAGATGGCGCCGCAGCTCATGTCGCCGTTTATCTACATGGACAAGTCGAACGCGATTTCCGTGACACAGTTTCCGGGCAACGCGCAGGACGCCAAGGTCGTCGACCAGCTTATCGACAACTGGGCGGAGCAGGCGGTAGGGGCATTCCTCGCTTCCCAGACCCAGGACCGGACGCCGGACAAGACGGCGACCCAGGTGAACATCGAGGCCAAGCGTGAGCAGGAAGCAGCCGACATTCAGCTTCGCCGCTGGCTGGACCAGTATTTCAGCCTCACGCAAGCCCAGCAAATTCGCGCGTTTTCGGATGAGAACATAGATCGCGCGGAGGGCATCGCGGAGAAAATCGCGAAGGACCCGACCGAGGATAAGCCCGAGATTTACGAAGGGTTTGAAGGGACCGAGCCGGAGATTCTTCGGACGCTGGTGGAAATTCTTCGCGGGCCGTATGATATTGACGGCGACCAGATCAAGGTCTGGCGGAGCACGCCGGCCAGCGTGTTCGCCCATGTTTCCGATGCGGTGATCCAGCAGGGGATCGAGGCCGTGTACGCTCAGTTCAAGGGCGACCCCAACGTGAACCAGCCAAAGCTGATCCAGAAAGTGATCGAGGGCCGGGTGGGTGCCGACGACGCGTCGGAGCTCGTCATTCCATCCGCGGACCAGACCGTCGTGTCGGAGGCATCGAATTTGCAGTACATGGAGGCGACGGCGATGCAGGCAAGCGGGTTCCCCATCAAGGCGAGCGCCCGGGACAACCACCTCATCCACGGCGCCGTTTGCCAGGACCTGCTGACGAAGCTCGCTCCGATTCTGTCGGCCATGGTGAAGCCGGACCCGCACGAAATGCTGACGACCCAGCTCATCTACAACCACTTGGGCCAGCATCTCGAATTTGCCGCCCAGGGCATCGATGCAAAGAACCCGGCGTTCATCGAGTTGGAGAAATTCTGGAAAGGCTTCGGAAAGCAGCTTCGGCAGGTGATCCAGATTCAACAGCAAGCGGCGGTAGCTTCCGCCGTTGTCCACGCCAAGATTGCCGACGAACGAGGACTGCTTCCTGTGGTTGGGCAGCCTGGCGGCGTGCAGCCTCCTGCGGGTGCTCAGGCGCCCGTTACCCCGATAGCCCAACAGCAGGCGGCGCAGCCCGCTCCGGTCCAAGCCGCAGCCTGACATGGCCGACGAATCACAGCAACCAGATAAGCCCCGCGAGGAACGTGAGCGGCAGTTGCATCCAAACTTTGCGGCTCCGGCCTTGGAGTTCGTCAACAGCCCGCTATGGCGGGAGTTCAAGCGCGTCCTGATCGTTCGCCGGCCGCAGGGCCCCGACCCCTCGGAGGCGGTCCATACCCAGGCCGCGCGCGGATTTCAGGTTCAGGCGATCCTGGACGTGATTGAACTTATCGACAGGCTGCCGCTTGAAATGGCTCAAATTGCTCCGTCTCTTGGAGATTTGATGCCGAAGGAACTCCTTGACCCGAAGGACTGACGCCTTCGACGACCCATCTTATGCCCTCAAGAATCCAAGTTGCAGGAGAGTTTGACGCAGCCGGGTTTGAATCCGGACTTGCCGATCTAATCACCAAAGCTAATCCCGATTTCGACCTCGAAGCCACGCAGCAGGACGGTGCGCAATCTGACGCCGCCGCCGCCGAAGAGGCCGCGCGGAAGATCGTCGAGGAGGGAGCCGTCCTCAAGGATAAGCTCGATGACAAACCGGCCGCCACGCAACCCGAAGGCGAAACCGAGGGAGCGAAGGCCGAACGTGAGGCCGCCGAGGAAGCCGCCCGCGTCGCAGCCGAATCTGAAACCCCAGAGGCCAAGGCGGAACGCGAGCGCGTTGCAGCCGAGGAAAAAGCCAAGGCCGACAAGGCGAAGGAGGACGACCCCGACAAGGACCTGGAGTCCAGGACGAAGGAGCTCACCGATGGCCCGCACGTCCGCCCGAAGACGAAGCAGCTTGCCGAATTTCTGAAGGGCGAGGCGAAAACCGCCCGGGCGGCCCAGCGCGCACTTGCGAAGGAGAAAGCCATCCTCGAAGCCCGTTTGGCTGAAGCCGAGAAAGCCCGGCCAGCGACCGCCGAGGTTCCGAAGGAGATCACCGAGGAATTGGCCCAACTCCGATCCCGCGTCCAAGAGTTGGACGCCACACAGGATCCCGCCCTGGTCGCGAAGTTCGACAAGCCTGTTGAACGGAACCGACTGGCGATCATCGACACTCTGAAGCAATACGGATTGGGCAAGACGGAAGACGGGCAGGACGATCCGCAGGCCGTTACCGATTTGCAGGCGGCCGGACTGAGCTTCAAGACCCTCAAGCCGTTTCTGGACAAGATGGACGCCGAAGGGGAGGTCGACGCCGCCGAGGCTATTCGCGACGCCCTCCGGGAGAACATCCGGCTTTCTCGGGACAAGGTTGCCGAGATTCAGGCTATCAAGGGCAACGCGTCCCAGCGCATCCAGGCGCGCACCGAGGAGCAGCAAGCCCAGATCGAAGGCCAGACCAAGCGAATCACCGAGTATGCGAAGGTCGCCCTGGCCGCTGACCTTGACGCCATCAAGAAGGACTTCCCGGAGATGGATCCACCACCCAAGCCGTTGCCGACGGACTCGGTCGAGGTCGCGAACGCGAAGAAGGCGGCAATCGCCGCCTACGACCGCGAGCAAGCAGCGATCGGAGAAACCGTGAAGGGGTTCAGTACGGGCGGCCGCCAGGGCGAGGATCTGGTCAAGGCGCATGGCCGTCAGGTTGCCATGGCCGTACAGGCTGCGATTCTCAGCAAGCGCGTGGTCCCGCGGCTGCAGGCCACGATCAAGTCTCAGCTTGCCGAACTGACTTCCCTGCGCGAGCAAGTGAACAAGGGCCGGAAGGCCGCAGGAATCACCCGGGCCCATTCCGTTGCCGTGGGGTCCGGAACCGCGAAGGAAGGCGAGTTCACGACTAAAGCCGAGGAATCGACCGCCGACGCTCTCGCCCGGTTCGCCAGGGGTCAAGGCCACGCCGCCTAGCCATGCTCGACCTAGTAGCGTTGCCGAAACGCTATCTCGAGCAGATGGGTAGGCCGAGAGTTGCCGAGATAGCCGGGGTATCGGAAGCCGTGCTTTCCATGTGGCTCAAGCGGGAGGATTTTCCGCTGGCCGCAGTGCAGAAATTGCTCGAGGCGGACCCGACGCCTCTCCATGAGATTCAGCCGTTTTACACAAATCCGGTCCGGCATCCGAAGCTGCTGATCATCGTGCCGTGTATCCTGCCGCCGTTCATCGCGACGACGATGTGCCTGACGAAGATGCTGGACCCGGACATGCAAATCGAGACGGCGTCATGGAACTCGTTGTACCACGTTCGGAACATGGCGGCATCAAAGTTCGAGCGATCAGGCGCCGAATGGTCGTTCTGGTCGGATTCCGACATGATCCATCCCTGCGGCAACGCAGCTTGGTTCAAGGAAACAACGGAGAACCCCGGCATCCCTGACATGTTCGCCGGACTTCATACGATCTACCGGCTACTCAGCCACAAGAAGACATTAGTCAGCGTGGCCTATATCGGGAAGAAGCGGTTTGGACCGGCGCAGTTCCAAGGCGGCGGAACGCCGGAAGGCCAGCAATCGGTTGCCCGCGGACCGCAAAACCTACTGGTCAAAAAGGACTGGTCAGGCTTCGGCGGGATCCTCGTTCACCGGAGCGTCTTTGCTGCCATCCGGAACAAATTTCCCGAGCTTGAAGTCAAAGTGCCCCACATCCGCGAGAAGCTGGGGTACGACTTCAGCTTTTTCAACCCCGTTGAGCAGGACTTTGGGGACGACATTTCCTTCTGTGCCCGCGCCAAAACTGCCGGTCACGATCTTTTCGTCGATCTGGCCGTCATGTCCGAGCACATCGGGCTGCGGAGTTTCGGGTACAAGGATCTTCGATAGCACGGTCGCGACTTCGCGGGGCAGGCTGGGGTTCCTGATCGGGGATGAGATCCATTCAGGAGGTATGAATCCGCAGAATACGTGCCATTCGTTTGGATTCCCTAGGTCGAGATTGATTTCGTCCTCCATCTTGGAATCCAGTTTGAAAAGCTGGTTCCCCTCAAAGTACCCTCCTTCGATCATGTGCCGCGCGAACGTCCGCCAGTCCGGCGTGTTCCGCCTGAACTCCGGAGGGATCGAAACGGTCACGCGGTAAGCCGCCTTCCTGCCCGGGTACAGGCTGCTTCTGGGAGGGCCCATCGGCGAGTCCATGGGGATGAAATGCTTGTTTGTTGTCAGCCACTGGATGCCCCGCATATGCTTGAACGTATTCCGCTTCAAGTTGTGCGCGTCCGGGATCACCGCCAGGGCGAGTACGCCGTTTGCGATTCCAGTTTGTCTTGCGTCGATCAGATCGGCTTCGGAAAGGAAGTGGTAGAACGTCCAGGGTTTCGGCATGGTTACGCAAATAGCGTAACGACTCTTGACAGGGCAAGAGAAATTCGACAACTCTCGCACCAGTGACTCCCGAAGAGATCATCAACAAACGCTGCCTGCTTGGCCTTTCGCGTGCGGCATTTGCAAGGAAACTTGGCGTTTCCAAGCGAACGGTTGAGGGATGGGAGAGCGGTCGAATACCTTCCCGGACGGCCATCCTGTGCATCCGTCAGCTATTGCGTGACGCGAAACGGATCGCTGACGCCAAAGCGAGACAGAGCGCCGTCGCGCGATAAATCTTATGTCCAACATCCCAGGCAGCCGCCCGCCTCCTCCCCCGGGCTTTCAGTACATGGGCGCCCGCCTTGTGCGGTCGAATCCATTCGGAGAAGTCACCGCCCCGGTCCAGAAACTTCTGGTCGTCGTCCCGTACTATGAGGGAGACAAGGCCGACGCCGAGGCCATGCTTGGGCTCGTCTGCGATCTGGAGCGCGTGAAAATCAAGGAGGCGGATCTGTTCCTCGAAGCGCGCGCCGATGCGCTGCCGTTGTCCGATTCCCTCATGCAGCGCCTGCGCGAACGCTTCGACAAGGTTCATTTGAACACCTGCCGGCGCCGGGACGGGGTCGGCCATCCGTTCGGGGCGAACCAGATGTTTTTCGACGTGCTGACGCTGTTCGGCCAGGTTCCGAGCTGGAACCAGTCGTACTACGCATTTCTCTTCATGGAACCGGACTGCGTGCCCACGCGGCCCGGATGGATCAAGGAGTTGGCTGAAGCCTACGTAGCGGCCAAGGAGAAGCGCAACAAGTCGGTGATCGGGTTCATTCACGGCAACCCGGTGATGCACGTGAACGGGGTCGCGGTCTACTCGACGCAGCTCTACAAGCTGTTTCCTGGCGACAAGATGGGCGGCGGCAATCCGCAGAAGGCTTTCGACATCGACAAGGCGCCGGAGATTCTTTCGGTCGGTGAGGCGACGCCGCTGATCAAGTTTGAGTACCGGAAGGCGACGATCACGCCTGCGGAACTGTTTGCGCCGGCTCAATTCGGAGTCGTTCCCTGCCTGTTTCACGGCGTCAAGGACGGTTCGGCGCGTGCCGCGGTGCGGGCCAGGCATATCACATTTTCCGAGAAATCCGTCACGCTCCGGCCGACGGTCTACACGTACTACCAGACGATCCCGGACTCCACTACGCAACTCGAGGATCAGTCGATCCTTCGCCTGTGGAGCGAAGCGTGGAAGGGCCGCGGGTTCAACCCGGTCATCCTGACGGCCAAGGAAGCCGTGAAGAACAAGTTCTATGCGGCCTATGCGGCTGCCTGCGACGGTCTGCCGGCCGCTGTCCGGAAGGAAACCCAGATGAACCGGTTCCTTCGTTGGATCGCCCTGGATACTGCTGGCGGCGGCCTGCTGACCGATTACGACGTCATCCCTGGCAGGCTTACGCCCGAGGTCCTGGGGTCGCTGTCTGGATTCCATCTTGCTAGGCCGCGCGAGATTCCAGCCCTGGTCATGGCGTTCGTCGACAAGTCTGCGCTTCCTCTCTGGCTGGACAGGATCCAGAACTACCATCCCCGCGATGAGGACATGCTGGGTGACCGCCGGAACGTCACGGACATCAACGTCGTACATGGGTGCGCCCTGGACGACGGCGTGATTCCCGAGGACTGGGTCCGGAACTTCGGAGAACCGGGCTGGCAGGACGCGCTGGCGGTCCATTTTACGGCTGCGGCGATTGCCAAGTCGCCTGACCGCGCGCTCCGGAAAAGCCAACTGATCGAACGGTTCCTGGGCGGAGAAACGGCTGCGTCGACGGTTTCGGGGATGGCTCCCATTACGCCTGCTGTCGACGCCATCGCGCCAATCACGGTTTCGGAGCATGAGCAGACCCCGTTGCCGCCGCCGGAACCCGTCGACAATTCGGACATCGTTCAGGAAGTGACAGCCGAGAACGAGAGCCTGAAATCGCAGATTGAGGCGCTGAAGACGCAGATTGCGGAAATGCAGCGTGCGCCGGTTCCCCCGCCGTCCGCGTTACCACCCGAAGCGTCCGTTACGCCGGTCGCGCCGGTGAAGAACAAAGGTGGCCGTCCTCGCAAGCATCCTCTTCCCGCGCCTGCGACGGTGGCGTGAGTCGTCATGGCCGGGCCCCGCAAGGTCTATCTATGTTTGGGACGATACGGGGACATCGCAAATCTCCTGCCGCTAATGCTTCACGAATCCCAAGTCGGTCAGCGCCCAATTCTGTGCGTTTCCAGGGACTTTGAGTCAATCTTGGATGGCGTGTCCTACGTCGACAGAATCGTGTACCAGGGAGCCTACAACGAGGTCGACAAGGCATCGCGCTGGCTTCAGCAACAGTTCCAGGGCCGTGAAATCACGATAGCGCAGTACCACCGGCATCCTTACGACAACAAGCGAGTCACCGAATCCTACCAGAAAGAAAACTGGCGCCTGGCTGGTTCGCTCAGTGAGTTTGGAAAACACCCGCTTGTTTTCGATCAACGCGACGCCGCCCGGGATGCCGCTATTTCAAGGCTACCCGGGACCGACGGGATGCGCCATATCCTGCTAGCGACAGGGAGCGTTTCGTCGCCGTTCAAACAGGCTGGCGAACTCAAGCAAGCCCTGCTCAACGCCTTCCCAAACTGCGTCCTGTATGATCTGTCCGGCGTCCACGCAGAACGGATTTATGACCTGGTGGCGCTTTACGACAAGGCACTTTGCATGGTATCGGTCGACACCGTCCATCTCCACCTTGCGCGGGCTGCTCGCGTTCCCGTCGTTTCTATCATCAATGACGGATTCTTTGGGTCAATCCCTCCGCCGGCCTCGGTCGCGGCAATTCGGTATTCGGACCCCGACCTGGTTCATCAAGTCGTCGAGGCTGTCCGTCACGTAGTCGACGCTCAGGACCAGTACCGATTTGTGATCCAGACCGTGAACATGCACGGCGACACCCCGCGCCACAAACGCGCTCAGGCCACCTGGCCGGCCGCCTTCGGGGATGAGTCGATCGTCGACTGCTTCCAGGACAAGTGGACTTACGATGCGCGGAGGATTGACGACCCGCGCTCCGTTCCGACCGTCCAGTCCATGTTTCAGGATGCAATCAACCGAGCGACATCGCCGGACGACGTGATACTGTTCCACAATTCGGACGTTGGTCTGCTGCCTGGGTGCGTGAAACACATGCGCAGGCACGCCGCCGTGTTTGGCGCCTTCTCCATGCGAAGGGTCGAGCCCGGAGCGACATATACGCATATCGGCCGGGATCTGTTTGCTTTCCGGGCGGACTGGCTGGCTGAACATCTTCCGAGTTTTCCGATCTTCTACATGGGTTGCCCGTATTTCGACTTGGTCATTGCGGCGATCATCCGAAAGGACCGCGGCATCGTCAGTACGATCAAGAACATGGAGGTGGACTTCTACCCCTGCGAAATGGCGCCCGGGATGGCGACGCACGAGCCGCATAAGTCGGCGTGGGTCGAGGATGGCGAGCATACGCTGCCCGGGAACCTGTTCAACCGGCGTGCGGCGATGCGTTGGTGCCGGGATAATATGCCGAGCCTTGTGCTATGAAACTCCACCTTGCATGCGGGGAAACGCGCCTTGACGGATGGGAGAACCACGATGCGGACCTGGATCTCTACATACTGCCGTTACCGTATTCCACTGGATCGGTCGAACGGATACTACTTGAACATTTTTCGGAACACTGTGACAGCCCTCAGTTACTTAGGTTGTTGGACGAATTGTACCGCATCCTGAAACCCGGCGGCGTCCTTCGGATGCTCTGTCCGGTCATAGACAATCGCCTGACGATCGAGCACGCCCGGGACTTGGCCCTTAATCATGGGCATCGCCAAGTTCTCAATTCGTCGTCCATGCGTGCCTTCCTGTGGATGGCTGGATTCCGGGATGATCGGATTTTCATTTCGACTCGGGCCCCGGAGGACTCGCATTGGCGCGCGATCGGCGTCGAGAAGGACGATTTGGAAACCTGCAGGATGGTGGCGACAAAATAGTCATGTCCAGATTCATCATCGGCAGCTCCTACTTTGACGGCGGAAAACCCTTCAGCAAGGAGTTTTCTCGGATCTGGCATTGGAACACGCTGGCTACGGATCCCAAGCCGTCCCGGGTGATCATCGTTGCGGAGGGAGGCGGACAGATTCCGCTGATCTCTCCAGCGACGGACGTTATTCACCTGACCGGGGACTTGGGGCATATCGGTCAACACATGTCCGGCGAGAAAACCCACGAGTTTACCGGCTGGTCGTCGTCGATGCTGGCTGGTGCGATGCTCGCCTATTCCGAATGTGCCGACTTCATCTACAAGGAAGAGGACTGCCTAGCGTTCGGCCCCTGGGTTGCCCAAATGTACGCTGATGCCGGCGACAGGCAATTCGTGTTCGGGCGGCGAATGACGTCTCCTCCGTGGCAGCTCTGTTCGCAATCGCTTTTCATGGTTCGCCACGCATGGATGCCGACGTTTGTCCGCGAGTACCTGGCGCTCGGCAAGGACGGGCAATCCGACAACATGGGGGAACATAAATTTTGGAAGATCGAGCAGAAGTATGGTTCCTCCGTCGTAGCTCGTCTGTCGTTCGGCGTGGACAGAGAGCGCCCTATCCCGTGGGATGATCCGGTGTGGTTTGCCCAGCAATGGACTTCGGAGGAACTTGACGAAGCGCGCCGGCGAAACCTTATTTGACCCATGGAACTGCTCCCCAAACGAATCGACCTCTTCAAACGTCTTCCACGGGGCGCTCTGGTTGCCGAGATTGGCACATGGCGAGGCTATTTTGCCGTCGAGATTCTGAACACCTGCCCCATCGGCAAACTGTTCTGCGTGGACCCTTGGACCGGGCAGTCAGGCAGCTATGGGCCAACCGAGAAAACCGAGGCCGAGCATGAAGAGGATCTTGCCGAGTGCCGGCATCATCTTCGCGGGCATCTTCCTGGAGGCCGGGTCGAAATCATCCGCGGGTTCTCGGTGGATGTCGCGAAGAACAATACGACGATTCCTTTGCTGGACGCCGTTTACGTGGATGCCGCCCACGACTACGAGAACGTATTTGCGGACCTCGTTGCATGGTCCGGGCGCCTGAAGCCAGGCGGAGTTCTCATGGGCCATGATTGGACGGACAACGCCATGGCCCGGGAGAACGGCTGGGGCGTGAAACGCGCCGTCGCCGACTTTTGCCAGAAATACGGCTGGGCACTGACCGCCGTCACCAGCGAGGATTTCGCGTCGTTCCAGATCAACCGGGACAACTGGACCGGCGCCGAGCTGTGAGCATACCCCGCATCATTCATTACGCGCTTTGCGGCGGATGGAAACTCTCTGATCTGGACGAACGGTGCATCGCCACCTGGCGCGCGGTGCTGCCGGATTACGAACTGCACCTATGGACGGATGAGAACGGTCCGAAGGATCGCCCGTTCTTCCGGGACGCGTGTCGGCTGCGGCCGGTGAACGCGAGCAACTACATCAAGTTCTGGGCGCTGAACGAGTTTGGCGGGATTTTTTTGGACAACGACGTCGAGGTCGTGCGGCCATTCGATTTGTCGCCGGCGTGCTTCGTGGCGTTTCAGCGCGACGACGTGATCGACGACTGCATTAATACGGCGGTCATCGGCTCCGAACCGAAGCATCCGTTTATTCTTTCGTGCCTACGCCGACTCGATTCAGACCAGGCTGACACCTGGCCGATTTGGCCGGGTTGCGGGCTTCCGACGGAAGAACTTCGATTCCGCGGTCTGCGCGGGCTGAATGTCGAGCAGGTAGTAGAAGGAGTCACGGTGTACGATAAGGAACGGTTTTACCCTTGGCGGTGGGATGAGCAGCCGGACAGGTCCCGAGTCACCGATAGAACCTTTGCGATTCATCACTGGGCGTCATCCTGGGCAAAATGAAAAACGTCTTCGTAGCCGGCGGGGCAGGATTCATCGGGTCGGCGCTTGTTCGCCGCCTTTCTCTGCGCAAGGACGTGGCGTCGATCGTGATTTACGACAACCTGTCGTGCGGGACATTCAGCCGGATTCAGAGTGCTTTGGAGCCAAACCGGGTCGAGTTCCTGAAGGATGAGCTGTCCGATTTGGCTCCGCTGACCGCGGCCATGTTCGGCTGTGACACCGTTTTCTGCCTAGCGGCCAATCCGGACATTTCTAAGTCCGTCACCGATCCGTCCGTTGACTTCTGGCAGGGAACCCGGCTCGTTCAAAATGTCCTCGAGGCGGCCCGGGTGATCGGCGTCAAGCGGTTCTTCTTGCCTTCAGGGAGCGGGGTATACGGAGAACGGCCAGGCCACGCGTTTCCGGAGGACTACGGGCCCTGCCTGCCTATCTCTCCCTACGGTGCCTCCAAGCTCGCCTGCGAGGCCCTTGTTTGTGCGTACAGCCACATGTTTGGGATCGAGGGTCGGGTGTTCCGATTCGCGAACGTGGTCGGCCCCAGGCAGACACACGGTGTCGGCAGGGACTTCATTACCCGGCTCACCGTTGACCAGAAACACCTCCGCATCCTTGGCGACGGAACCCAGCTAAAATCGTACATTCACGTCGACGATGTCCTGGACGCCGTCTTCATGGTGGCTGCGGCGGCCGGACTACCGAAATACGACGTTTTCAACGTGGCGAGCGAGGACACGATGAGCGTCACGGATGTTGCGGTGATGGCTTCCCGGATCGTGCCGCACGCGAGCCAGGTCCAGTTCGAGTACACCGGAGGGGATCGAGGTTGGAAAGGCGACGTTCCGAAGGTTATTTTCGACTGTACGAAGATTCGACGCTTGGGATGGGCACCGAAACACACCTCACGCCAGGCGATGTCAGGGGCCCTAAAAGCCATGCTGTGCGAGTGACTCCATGACTGTACGGATATTTACCATCGTTTTGGACGGGATGCCCTGGGTCACGCATCACCTTCCGGTTTTCAACCGCCTGACGATTCCCTGGACTTGGACGATCGCGCACGGCGTCTCCAAGAATGTCCGGGACACGCGATGGATCCGGGCGCAGGAGCCGCGTCTGTCGAACGACGGGACGACCGAATACCTGGCTTCGATTTACCGGCATCCCCGTGTGCGGATTTTTAATGCCCCTGTCTGGGAAGGGAAAATCGAGATGGTCAACGCCTGCTTGGACGGCGTTCAGGAAGGCGACGTTCTGATTGAGGTCGACGTCGACGAGCTCTGGACGGCGGATCAAATCGAGACGATTACCAAGGTTTTTGCAGGGCATCCAGGCGTCGATGCCATGCAGTTCTGGTGCCGGTATTTTCTCGGCCCAAACATCGTCATTGGCCCGAGGGACGGAAACTCCTATGGCTGCCGGCAAACCGAATGGACGCGCGCCTGGCGCATCAAGTCGCCCGCCCAGCGGTTTCTCACCCATGAGCCGCCCGTCATGCCAGAAGTCCGGCATCTCATGCTGCGAGACGAAACTCTCGGCTACGGCCTAGAGTTCGACCATTATGCCTACGCGACGAAGGCCCAGTTGCAGTATAAGCAGAACGTCTACGGGTACGAAGGTGCCGTTCACGGTTGGGAAAGGCTGCAGGCGAACAAGGAATGGCCGGTTAAACGGCTGAAACTGTTCCTGCCGTGGGTGGACGAGAAGTCGACGGCGGACTTGTGCGTGCGATGAGCGGTCCGTCAGAAGGCTCGCACGACACGGAAGGGCTTCGGGAAGACATGAACCGAATCATAACAAATTACCCCAGCCTGACCGTCGTGGAAACCCTTGGCGTACTCGAGCTCCTGAAGGCCGAATTGATCGAGCGAGTGCGGACTAGCGGGCCTGAGACTGACCGATGAACATCCTCTTCACCGAAGGTTACGACGCCCAGGACTTCAACTGGGTGGTTCCTGCACTCCAGGCCGAGTATTTTGGCGCCAATCGGACCCGCGACGACATCATGATCACGGCCCGCGCCTGCCATTGCTTCGGGGTACGTGATCAGGATTCAAACAGGCAGATCGCCTACGCTCGGGCCCTGAGCGACGAATGCGAGTTTTCGTGGATCGCGGATGTTGTCGTCGATCGGTCAGTCAGGCTAATGGGAGTCGGGACGTTCTTAATGAGGGAAATCCTGCGTCATCCGCTCATAAGGCCCACGGTAGCTACTCTGAGCACCAAGGACGCCCATGGATTTTACAGGCGAATGCGGTTCACGGAGAGTCTGGTTTTGTGCAGGTCGAAGGGGTGAATATGGGTAGCTGGGTATTTTAGGATGCCAAAATATCCGGTTGACACGCCGCCAGCTTCGTACCAAGTGAAGTCAACCGGCGGTTAATAGCGTTGAGCTTGGCCCGCCGCAGCTCGCAAGGGACTGCGGATCACACCGACCGGGGGCCGATGGTCGTAAAGAGCGAGGAGCTCCCAAAAGAGGACGCCGACTAATCATCGGTCGCCGAAAACACCAGAGCAAGTCTGGCTGCTGTATTCAGTCAGCAGATACACAAACAATCATGTTTTCCTTCCTCTCATGTCGTGTACTCCGATCAGCCCATCACTCGCGAATCAATTCTTCTCGAATGATCCGACGAGGCTTTACGGCCCGATTGCCAAGTCTTTGGCGCTTGCTGTGCCGTACATCGCGTGCCTGAAGTCAGGCACCTTCCCAGCCAGCGTTTCCGCTGTGCTCCAGTCGGTCGCCCAAGGTCGTCCCTATCTCGGGACTTCAATGGCGAATCCCTCTTTCACCCCGATGCTGAACCTCTGCGGTTCCTGCTCGGTGCCGATCGACCAGAACGGCACGAACCAGTACAGCTACAACGCCAGCATCGCGAACGGAATCTCGGACAAGATCTGCTTGAACCAGGGCTTCTCGGCGTTTCTCGGATCGCTGATGGCTCAGCTCGAAGCCTACCAGGAGGGCATCGTGGAGTTGGTGAACGCCGACATCCGATGGTCGCTCTTCCAGGCATGCGGGATCAAGTGCGTTGTGCAGCCGGGCGTGTCCGTCGCCAGCATGATCTCGGGCGGTGAGTATTCGTATAACACGCCGGTCCCGGCGGTTGAGGCGGAGGCCACCGTTCCGTTTGCGCTGCTGCAGGCGCTGAACCGCTACCTGCGGACCGTTCCGCGGTGCGTCCCGTTCGGCTCCGGCATGGACAGGCACGCCAAGTTCATCGGTTCCCCGGACCTGCTCGACTCGCTGAGGAATGACCTCGGCGGCGCGGCTGGCCCCGGCGGGGTCGGTGGTGGCCCGGTCGTTCCCTTGGGCTACCCGACGGCGGGCGGAAACAAGGAGACCATGGCGGCGATCACGTCGTACATGTTCGAGCCCACGTACCGCGGCATCAAGTTCGGTGAGGATCCGCAGCCGCTGCGCCTCAACTGGACGGGTGGCCAGTATGTTCCCGTCGACCCGAACTCGCCGTACTCGGCCACGGTCGGCACGGTGTCGATCGCGAGCCAGGCGTGGATCGCCGCCTCCCATGAGGTGTCGTTCCTCATGTACGACAAGTCCTTTGAGCGGCAGGTGCCGGCGCCTTGGACGGGCGAGGGCAAGGCCAAGTTCGAGCGCCAGATGTTCGGCGGGGAGATTCAGTTCAAGAACCACCCCGACATGGCGGCGAACCTGTGGGGCGACTGGGGCGTGATGGCGTGGCGTATCGGCCGCGCGTACCGCCCGATCTACCCCTGGAACATAACGGCCATCATCAGCAAGCGTTGCGTCGAGAACGACAACGTCGTTATCTGCACGGGTGTTACCGGCCTGACCTGATCAGGCCGGTTGGTGTTGGGCATAAGTTGGTGCGCTTGGTCACGGGGCCAAGTGCACCAACGCCACTTTCAGAAAACAAACTAACCTATGGGCGGACTTCCCGGATGTTGCGGACCTAGCATTTGCCCGCCCGGGCCCGTGCAGACGTTCTTTCTGGCGGGGCCTCCTTCGCCTTCCGGGACATGGCCTCTGGCGCAGGGTCAAGTGACAGGGTCCGTGGTTTTCAACCCTCCTTTGGCTCAGGTTCCGACGTTGGTAATGGCGTGGGTCGAGATGCCGGATATTAATGGCGCCGTTATCGGCGCTGCGGTAGACCGGTCATCCATCACAGCCAATGGGTTTAATTTTGCGCTGGCAGGTCCGCCTCCTGACGCAAACCACATTCTGGTTTTCGCGATCAACCCGGCTGTCGTGAACTTTGGGGGTCCGCCTGGTCCTCCGGGATTGACCGGTCCGGCTGGTCCACCGGGTCCATCGGGCCCAACTGGTCCCGCTGGGACCAATGGAGCCGTTGGCGCAGCAGGCCCTCGGGGGAATGTTGGCCCGGCCTACGTGTACGCGGGCGACTACATTTCGACCGGCACGTATTACTGCACGGCTACGCTTGTCTCGATCGTGTCGTACATGGGGCGCTTCTATCTTGCCGCCAACGGAGAAAAAAGCGGCTTGGCAAACTGGGGCCTCCCGATCACGTCGGACTGGACCATCATGGGGGTCCAGTATCAGTCGATTGCAACAGGACTCCTGCTGACCCAGGATGCCGTCGTCACCCAGATTCTCACCCTCGGGCAATCCGGAAGCAACGTAGGGATCATCCAGTCTGCTAACTATGTCCCGGGATCGGTTGGATTCAAGATCACGGCTGCCGGGTATGCGGAGTTTAACGGAGCCGTGTTCACGGGGTCCATTTCGGCGGCCCTGATCGGCGTTGGAACGGTGGCGTTCAATCCGGTTTCATACTCGGCAAATACGTTTCCAATCACCGGGAACGTTGCTGCCACAAACACCACGGGAACAACGATTTCTTCGGTGAAGATCATCGACGTTGTCACCGTAGAAGGATGGGGTGTCGGAGGCGCTGGATTTGCCGCCAACCGGTACGGACAGTCCGCCATGGTGTTCAAGGTGGACGTTTCCGGGGACTACACGATTCCCACCCAGACGGTCGTCACGGACCTTGTGTACTCGCTGGACTCAGGGGCTAGTTGGACCGTGTTTCCCGGGGAGTGGGAGGAGATTTCCAGTTCCGAGATCCATTCTTTCGGAATGTCTATTTCCCTGACACTGACCGGTCTTTTGGCCACTGGAACCATCCACTTCGGAATTAAGTGTACCGCCGGGGATCCGACTTCTGTGTACAACGCATGCACAATGAACGTGACATGCTTTAACCTGTGACGCCTCGGCAAACAGTTCCGCCTATCGGTAGGCCGACGTCCAGTCCTCTTGTGGGCCCACAGGGACCCGCGGGGCCGCAGGGGACGACTGGTTCTACCGGTGCTGCCGGGAGTACCGGCCCAACCGGTCCTCAAGGGCGACAGGGCGCTCAAGGAGTCACCGGTCCGACCGGTCCCGCTGGTCCGATTGTCGGTCCAAGCCAAAAGGGACAATTCACGGCAAACGGGGCGTCCACCGTAACCGTCGCGAACTCACTTGTGACAGCCACCTCCTGCATCGTTCCCACGGTCAATACTCCCTCAGGAACCGTTCATGGAGCCTTTGTGACTACAAAGACTCCGGGGACCGGATTTACTATCGTCAGCGTGGCCGGGGATGCGTCTCTTTACGACTACGCCGTCATAGGATGAACCCGACCAATTCCAAGCCACTGTACGCGCGCAATGGGTCCGTGACCCATCCGGCCAAGATTCATCGGACTCCGGTTGTTCAACTGTCGGCAATTGGAGGAGTTTTGAAGGCGAAGGCCGGGTTTCATGTGTCAATCTCCAAGACAGGTCGAGTCATGATGCCCGGAGGGAGGGTTAACTAATGAGCTGCCCGGCCTCGAATCCGTGCTTGCCCGAAGGACCGGTCGGAACGTGCCAAGCTCCGCAGTGTTGCCCGCCGATTCTGAACGGGACTACGGCCGCTTCAGGGTTCATCGAATTGCCGACCGGAGGCGTTGGAGGCACCGTCACCTTTCCTTCACCGATCGTTCCTGCTCCATCCCTGATTTTCCCTTGGGTTGTGAGTTCTGGTCCGGCCGGTTCCGTGATACTGGCCTGTGTCCTTGCAGGAACGATCAATGAAACCGGGTTCCAGTACGCTTTGAGCGGTCCCCCTCCTGACGGGAATCACCTGCTGTACTACATGGTTAATCCGGCCACTACGGTTGCGGCTGGTCCGCAGGGGATTCCTGGCCCGGTCGGTCCGCAGGGCCCCCAGGGCGTTCCCGGGCCAAGCGTTACGGGCCCAATCGGACCGCAGGGTCCTGCTGGCCCGACTGGGTCCCAAGGGGCCCAAGGGCCGGCCGGGAATTATACGACCGGGACGATAATTCGGCTGACCCCCTACACGGTGGACGCGCTTCCCGCAGCGGCTACGGCTGGGGCCGGGTCCGTTGCCTGTGTCTCGGACGCTACGGTCACAACTCCTTACACGACAGTAGCCGGCGGAGGATCGAACGTCGTCGTCGTTCTCAGCAACGCATCGAATTGGGTGATCATCTAAGGAACATCGAACCATGGATACTGAAAACGAATACGATAAATACTTCCCCACGCATGTGGATTTGGGGACCCAGCAGCCCGATTACGGTTCGCCCACGGTCGAATCTCCTCTGAAGTCTGCCAAGAAGAAAACCGTCTACCCGACGCTATACATTTCCGATGCCCCGGATGAATTGGCGAAGCTCCCAAAGACGGGTTGCGCACTGATCGAGTTTGACCGGCGCAGCATCAAGATTGGGAAGTCGACCGATGCCGACGGCAAGGAAACCCAGACCGTCACGGTGGAACTCGACATCAAGCGCATCTGCCTGCCAGAAGGCGAGTCCGGCGACCTGGCCTCGGACTTCGCGAAATTCGCCGCGAAGGCTGGTCGCAAGGATGCTCCGGCTGGTAACGCAGAACCCGAGGACGAACCCGAGGAGAAAGAGGAGTCCTGACGCATGTCTCTAGTTACTCTAGGCCGCGTCATTTTTGGCTCACAGTCAAACGACTGTTTGGGCATCAGCGCGTCCACGCCGTTTGGCCGCCAGCAGATTATTTCGTACATCGAGCGCGCGATCGAGCTCGCCGCCGCAGAGGCAAATTGGCTGATCGAGATTGGCACACTGGACATGTGCTGCGACGCGCTTGGAGTCGTGACGCTGCCATATTTTGTGGGCACAGTCCTGGCGATCAACGTCAACGGGCTACCGACGTATTACAGAAACTCATGGTACGAGTTTCATATCAACGGACTTGGAGACAGGCGGAGAAACCAAGGTCAAGGCGGGGGCTGCGGCCAGGGATGCGGATGGTACTCCGACGACCTGCTGTGGACTCCGACGATCCGGGACCTGACCGAATACAGCATGGTCGTGGCGGTGTGCGAGGATCCCGTCGATGGAAACTCCGGACTGAATCTCATTGTTCAAGGCGAGACGATGGACAAGTACGGGAACCAGAAGGAGGCGTTGACGATTCCTGCGACCGGTCCTTCGCAGCCCGGGGTCATCATTCCCCTGATCAACAATTACGCGTCGACCGATCAGGCGTTCACAATGTTCAAAAAGATCACGCAGGTAACGAAGCCAGTGACCCGCGGGTATGTGAAACTCCTCGGAATCAATCCTGCGACAAATCAGCCGGGCGTGGTTCTCGGGTACTACGCTCCCAACGAGTGCAATCCGAGGTATCGCCGAATCCGCGTGCAGAACAAGTGCGCCAACGTCCGTGTGAGGTATCGGCGCGCGGAAGTTCCGTATCAATGGGACTACGAAATTCTTCCCATCGCTTCCTACCAAGCCATTTTGGATATGCTGCGCGTGGTCCGTTACAGGGAAGTGAACCGCGGAGACGATGCCGACAAGATGATGGCACGGGTCGTTGACCTGCTCACGAAGATCGAGGCGATCGAGCAGGGTCCGGCCGTTGCTCCGTTGCAGGTCGATCCTTCTTTCGGTGTGGGCACAATCGATCCTCGCTGACCATGGCCCAAGCAACTCCAACCAAGCGCATCAATCTGGACGGCGGGACCGACCAGGGAAAGATCGTCGGATTCGTCGACGGCGTGGACTCGTATAGTCATCCGGCGATGGTCAAACCCACTCAGGCTCGCTGGCTGGAGAACGCTGTAACGCGCGGGGCCATCGTTCAGGTTCGGCCTGGATACGATCAGCGTTTTGAGTTCGACCTGACCGAAGGAACGCCGTTCTACCTTTGGTGGGTTTCGGTCGGGAGGCCGATCATTCACCCGCAGATGTTTCAGAAGTTCCAGCCGAACGGAGGTCGCCCTCAGGTCGTTTTTTCAATCAGCGGCTCGCTCTGGTTTGCTGAGGTGTATTATGACGGGTCTTTCTCTGACCCTGTTCTGATTTCGTCGAACCTGTTCTCGCCAAACACGGACCAGATTTGCGGATGCCCCTGTGTTCAAACCGGGTCCATTGCCGGGGCAGGAGTGTACGTGAACAACATCCAGCCAAGGAACATCCTGGTGATTCAGGACGGCGTGAACCGCGCTGCTATTTGGGACGGCAACGGGCTTCAGGTGATGAACCCAGGAAAGCTCGTCACCGTGGATTCAACCGGTAATACGCTGTTCCCAGTAGGGTACAACGAGACGATCATCGGCCAGTGGATGGCTTGGTCCGGCAATCGGCTTTGGGTCGGCAATGGTCCGATCGGCCGAGCTTCCGACTTGGGGGATCCTACCCACTTTACGGAGGAAATGAACACGTCGTCCGGCGGGGCGTGGGTGTTTCCTCAGGACATTACGGGGATGATCGATAGGGGCATCAGCGGGACGATCAACTCGGCATTGTTTGTGTTCACCCGTGATACGACGTGGGCCATGGCAACCGGGGTCCTGCAACGGCTGGAGAACTCGTCCGGCGCCGGAGGCTGGGCGCAGACGCCAGACTTCCAGACTCAGATGTTTTCCGGCGTTGGTTGTGTCGCAGGCAAGTCCCCGATCGTTCACCGCGGGCTTTTGTACTGGATGTCGCAGGACGGAATAGTGGTTTTCGATTCCAGCGGGACGGTGTTTTCCACGCAGAATCTTCCGCCGATCGATCAGGAAATGTCCTACTCGAAGTGCAGGATGTCGCCGAATATGACCGGGGCTTGTTCCGGGTATCGGGACTCCTATGTGTTTTGGGGCGTTCCCGTAGGATCGGTGACAAACGGGAGGGCGTACAATGGCCATCTTCAGGTTTTGGACCGACAGACTACGGTCGTGCATACCCTAGGGCTGAACGGCCCATACACCTATGGGACCATCGGATGGCAGGGCGTCTGGACGGGGATTCGTCCGATCGAGTGGCAGACGTTCGACGTTTCCGGGACGATTCGACCCTACGCCATGTCCATGGACCAAGACGGGGTCGTTAGAATTTGGGAAGCGTTCCAGGGGAACCGTTCGGACAACGGACAACCGATTCCTTGGTCATTTGAAACCCGGCGCCACCCGGCTGCCGCGACGATGTTTGAAACCTCAGTATTCAAGTTCGCCCGGGTCATCCTCGAGCAGATGCTTGGGAATGTATCGGTCACGATCTCGTACAAGGGTATGCGCGGGATATACAAACAGATTTTCTCAGGCACGTACACGGCTACGCCGGGATCGGTTCTTGCGGGGATGGCTCCGTGGAATACCGGGGACAATTCCACTCCAGGCGAGAGTTTCACGGTACAGACCCGAGATGTTTCTACCCCTCAGGATCTCGGCCCCCAGGACGGTTGCTCGTCCGGCGGCGTTGAATCTCCGTGGGAGGACTCGCGGGACCATGCGTTCAATCTTCTGATTCGGGTGACGGGGCGCGCGGCATTGGTTGGATACCGCATGGCAGTCGACGAGAGCCAGGCTGATATGAACGAGGGGGACGGAGCCCCTGTGGCCGAAACCGGGTTCCATATCCTTCCGGAGAACGACTGCCCGCAGATTTTATCAGTCGGAACGACTCCGCCGGCCTACGTCGCCGCTACATCCTTGCAACGTAACGCGTTCGTGCCATACGTCGCTGACTATCCAGACGCCGTGCTGTACCAAGCCCCAACCCTATGAGCCAAACCGTTCCAATCGTTCTTGTTTGGAGTCCCGTAGGAACCGGGGTGTCGTACACGGACATCAACTCTTTGGGAGGAATTATCGCCGCTCAGTTGGCGGCGAATATCGAGGCCAACGTGACGTTCTGTTGGGTGGGACCGTCCACTCCTTCCTCGTTTGAAACCAACCTGATTTTCAACACCTCGGAGGGCGTATGGTTGTATTGGGATTCCGCTGGCAGTGGTCGGTATATCCCTGTCACTCAGTTCAATGTCGGCGACATCAAGTGGACTTTCAACGCAGGGGACGCACCGACCCAGGGATGGATCGTTTGCGACGGTCGACTGATCACGGCGATTCCGAATCTGTCTCAGTATCAGGTTGCGGCGCTGGAAACGCTGTTCGGTACAGGAGGATCCCTGCCAACGGTTTCTCCAGTTCAATCGCTCGCCGGGCTGCCGCCGACGCAGTCGTTTGCTTCAATCAAGAACCCTTCGATACTGCCGTCTACGGGTACGTTTTCCGGGCTCACGATTAACAATCCCCCGGCGCAGGCCGACGTGCAGGCTGTGGCAACCAACTCGGAGACCCTGGACGTTTCCGTACAGGGCCTGCAGCAGGCGTTGGCCCAGGTGATTCAACAGTCGGAAAACATGCTGGACTCCCTGCAGAACTCGGGGTCGACGACAGCGCCGACGATGTATGCTCAGGTTTTCTGCGGATTCCCGTGACAATGATACACGTCCCGGAAATTGCCGGCCTACCCGACCTGGACTCCATCGAGTCCAGAATGCTTCGTCATCCAGCCGCCGACATAGGCGGCAAGGTACTCTGTCAACTATCGCATCATTTTGGACCCCATGTGTACGTCAGAAAATTGAATCGTCCTGCGGACTGCTATATCCTCGGTCACGCCCACAAGACGGAGCATTTGAATGTCCTGATCTCCGGAAGGCTATCGGTCATCATGGATGGAAAACTCAGGGTGATCGAGGCTGGGACAGTGTTCCTTTCAGAAGCCGGGGTTCGAAAGCTGACCTACGCGCATGTGGAATCGACTCTTATTACGATTCACCCGACCGATGAAACCGACATCGACAAGCTGGAAGATGAACTTGTGGTGAAGTCCGGGGAGTTTCTTAGGTCCGAAGCCGGTTTGGACTTCAAACGGATGCAGGCCGAGTCTGATCGCCAGGACTACCTGGCGTTCGTCGAGGAAACCTGCATGAATCATTCTGACATTCGGGCCATCATGGAGGACGAGTCGGACATGGTGCCGCTCGCAGCGGGATCGGTTAGGTGCGGAGTGTTTCCGTCGAGCATTCACGGGCGGGGCGTGTTCGCCATGGACGACATTGGGATCGGCGAGGTTGTGGCTCCAGCTAGGATCCTAGATAAAAGAACCCCTGTAGGCCGTTACACCAATCATTCGGCATCCCCCAACGCTGAAATGTTTCCATTGGAGGACGGGGGCATAAACTTGGTTGCCATGAGGCCAATATCGAGTGGCGAAGAGGTGACGGTTAACTATCGACAAGCGAGGTCAGCAAACATTTCCGCAACTCGTAATCTGATGGAGGCAGGCACATGAGCTTCGTTGCCGTAGCGGTTATCGGAGGCGCTGTGATCGGAGCTGGAACTTCCATCTACGAAGGCTCACAGACCCAGAAGGCCATCAAGTCAGATCAGGATCTGCTGAATAACCTGACCTACCAGCCGATCGACATTCCTTCGCTCCAAGCTGCCGCCACCCAAGCTTCGATCACGGATGCTCAAAACTCTCTCGCGCTGCAGACGGCCTTGCAGCCGAACGTCGTCAAGGCGAACAACGAGACCGCCGCGAGCATCGCCGGTCAGATTGCCCAGGGCGGGAATCTAGGCTCGGACATTTCTGATCAGGTGGAGGAGGCGGGGCGCACGGCAGGCGGAGCAACCGGAAATCTCGGGAACGCCGCACCGTACACCGCTGGGCTGATAGGGACAAATGCGCTGGCGTTGCTTCAGCAGAGGCAGAACGCCGGGCTTGCGTTGGGGGCGGCGAACCCTGCGCCGGCAGTTGGGTTGTCCGCTCAGGACGTGGCTTCAGCAACCGAGGCCAACAGCAACGCGATCAACCAGTTTAATATCGCAAAGGCCGGCGGTCAGGCGAATTTGATCAATTCCCAGGCGCAGGCGAACTCAGCTTTGGCGGGGGGGATAGGGAGTAGTTTGACCCAAGCCGCGTCTCTACTTGCGCTGACCAATAGTTCCAAGGGTTCAGGGTCCACAACAGTTGTTAACCCAGGGGCATCTGGCACAGGTGTGTCAGGCCCAGTGCCGGCCACGACTTCGGGTTCCAATATCGGAGGATTTTCTTAAAATGGCGATCAATACTGGCAGTTTGGCGAGCGCCGCCCCGGAGCAGGTCTATGCGAAGGCTCCGGACTTTCCGTCGAACCTCGGAAAGCTGGACGTTGGTGCGATTTATGATGCGGTTAAGGCGGGGGCGGCTGTACCGCAGGACATGGTTTCCGCTGCCCGATCGGGCGCTATCGCGAATGCCTTGGCCAAGCCACAGACGCAAGAAGCGCAGGCACAAGCTCAGGCAGGGACGGCGGGGGCTGAACTGCAGTCGACTCGGGCAAACTTCCTTGCCGGACTGAATCCGTACGCTCGGGAGAATGTTCTGGCCGGCAGGGTGCCGGGATCCAAGGTAACAAAGACCACTTACGATCCGGGCACTCAATCTATTCTTTCGACCGAGACCACCGAGGTTCCCGGGGCGACTCGAGGGTCTGCGCCTCAGCCGTTCGAGACCAGCACGAACAGCACTTTCTCTCCCCGCCAGATTGAGACTTTCCGCGAGCACACGGACACGAACGGAAACATCGTGACGAACACCGGGACATGGCGCGTGCTTGACGCCACGAAGCCCGCGTTTTCGTTCAACGAGAAGACCGGGGAAATTACGCCGATTCTCGGGCCGGACGGAAATCCGGTGAACGCAACCCTGGTCGGTTCGGCTGGCACGGCTGTCCGTGGTACGTTCCCGGGGTCAGGGGTTGGCGGAGACGCTGCGCATATTGCGAATCTGCAAGAGGCGATCACGGAGCATCCGGACCTTGCTCCGACTCTTCAGCCGCTCATTGACCAGATCAAGGCAGGGATTACCGGTCAGAACGCAAAGCTGGGCGCACAGACCGATGCGCTGAAAGGAACGAACGCCAAGCCTGGAACGCCCGAATGGGATCAGGCCAAGATCGACGATTTGACGGCGGAGATAGGTCGGGCGACGCTGGCCGGAAACACGGCCTTGGCGGCGCAGCTCACCGGAACCGTTAAGGCGTATCAGGACATTCAAAAGGCCAGGACGGAGGGCCTTACCACAAAGCTGTCCGGGAAGGTCGGCGGAGGGTCAGACCTATCCAACTACGTCCCACCGGCAAATCCGGGAGGGCAGCCCGGGGTGACTCCGGTCGCACCGGCCGCGAAGCCCGCTGGCCCGACCTTGGCACCGACGGACAAGGCGGCGTACGACGCCCTTCCGCCCGGTTCCGCCTACTACGTCTCGGGCAATCCGAACGTGTTCTTCAAGGGGAACGCAACTCCGCCTCCTGCCGCTGCTGCCGCTGCTCCGGCCAATCCGACGCCAGACCAATCCGGAGGGCCGCAGGGCCAGTAAGATATGGCCGCAGCCCCGGCAGTCGCCCCGGAGATCCCTGGCGCGCAAGCCGGTAGCTTGCCGACAGCGACGGTCGTCGCCCCGGAGGTGACGGATAACGTGTCCCCATTCGGGGATCATGCAGCCCCGTTGGCTGCGCCGGCGGTTTCTCCGTTTGGGGATAAGGCGGTCGCGCAAGGTTCGGTCCAATCGCCGTTTGGAGACACCGCGACGGATGTCCAGATTCCAACGCTGCGCGCGATGACGTGGCGCGAGAACCTTCAGGACCGACTCCATGATTTGTGGGTGAAGGCGAATACAGGGCCGTTCGATCTTCGGCAGTCTCATAGCGACATGGTAGACATTGCGTCCCAGCTCGGGAACGTGCAGCGGGAGCTTATTAATGGGGCGCTGTCTCCGGTGAGCACGGCTATGCTGGCGACTACCGGAGGGCTTGGTCAGGCTGCAAAAGAGGGTTCCGCGGTCGCACAAGTTGCAGCGCCTCTGGCGAATAAGGCAATTTTGTCAGCGGCTACCATACCCGCGGTTCTAAGGCTGCAGACAGCTCTTGAGGGACTGAAGGATAACACGAAGTCGGCTGGTCAAAGAGCCGCAGCTATCATCGAGCCGATGATTCCTATTATCCTTGCCGGTCTTCAGGGTGGATTCGGGGAAGCGACGCGGACTGCGGGAGCCGAACCTGTCGACGTTGCTGGCTTGAAGAACGTCACTCATTCAGTGGCGGAGACGCCGGCAATTGCCGAGGCTCCTTCCGTCTCGCCGTTTGGCGATCGTGCCGCAGAACCAGCGCCCGGTCCGGCTGCGCCGTCTGCTCCCGTCTCAGAAGCAATCGTCCCGCAGGCTCCCGGTGGCGCCGTCGAGCAACCGATCGAGGGAGGCGTCGTGAAGCCTGGTGGCGGAGGATATCCGGGCACGCCAGAACCGATTCCGCATGAAGCGCCGCCTGTAACGGTCGCGCCTCCGGTGGGGTCACCGTTTGGTGATAAGGCGGCGGAGATTCAGCCGGTTGGGCAGGCGGGCGCGGTGCCGGTCGTGGCGCAGCCTCCGCCGGGTTCAACGTCCGCGCCTCCATCTCTGCCGTTTGATGAAGTCAAAAAGCAGTACATTGACGCCTTTGCGCAATCGAACAAGTACACGCCTGATCAGGTTGGCGGCAAGGACGCGATTGACAAGATGGCGGCACTTGCTGACGCCTACCCCGACTTCATTGAACATATCGACAACGGGACGGAACCGCCGGTTCTTCCCGGCGGCGGCATTGTAGGCCCAGAAGTCATTGAGCAACCGACTGCCGAACCGCGCTCTCCGCCGGGTCCGCGCTGGACTTTGGATCCCGGGGCGATCCCTGGAGAGCCGTCGTACTTTCTGGATGTCCCCGGGGGCGGTGCTTTGGACGAAGCGAAGGCCGCAATAACCGAGCGGGAGGTTCCCGGTAAGGGGGTTCTGTTTGATGCGACGACGGCCGGCGGAGAATCAATTGGAACGTTCTCTACGCTGGGTCAGGTCGCCAAGGCTGCGGAGGCTTCTGTTGGACACGGATTGGATGCTGAGAACCATCCGCTGAATGTTCTTCCAAACGGGGAATGGATGGATCTACCAGCAATCGGAGGTGCGGCCGTTAGGGTACGAAGATCGAACAATAAGATTTGGGTTGAAGCGTCAAAACCACAAGGGGTTTTCGAGAGAAGGGGAATTGCATATATTCATTTTGAAAAGGATGGGACAATGACTCCTGGGATTGGGGGGGATCCAGAGCTGCAGGAAACGGCGCGAATGGCGCTTCAAGATCTTGTAGACAAAACCAGCCCGAAGGGAAATCCAATCAATGAAGGCGTGGGGGCTGCGTTAGGCTCAGGGGAACCAGAAACTCACAGCCCGCTGCCCCCCGAAGCCCCGACCGAATCCGAGGCTGCCAACGCTCCGCTTGCCGAACCAACTCCCCCCGAACCGGAGGCACCTGGGGAGTCCGCAAAGTCCGTCCAGCAACTTCGTCAGGAGGGTTCCGCGATAACTCCGCGCGAGGCAGTCCGAACGGTTTCCCGCATTTCGGCCATCGACAAGGAAGTCGACAAGCTCCTGAACGAAAGGTCGAATCTGGCTGGCAACGACAAGCGGACGTGGGCGCGCCGGAGCGACCTGACGGACCAGGCGAACGCTCTTCTTGAAGAGCGCCTTGAGCATCAGATTCGACTTGGAGACAAGGATGCGGAGGCCGCGTTGCAGAGGTGGCACATGCGATCGGAGTCCGGGGCAAACATGCCGTCGGCCGATGCCATTATTCTGAAGTTCCTTCAGAAGAACAAACTGCCGTCGGCCAAAGCACTCGAAATGCGGGCGGAGCGCACGGGAGGCAAGTGGTCCGGAATGTCTGGCGAACTCCGGCAGCTGGACGCTCCGAAGAAGTTCTTCATGAAGGACAAGGATGCGTTGGCTGGGGGCCTCAGCAACACCAGCCTTGAGCGTTGGAATATGAGGTTGGCGGACGAGTTGTTGGGCAACCTGGGGCCTAACCCGGACGTGGATCCGGAGACCGGGACATTGGCGGCCGGAGAAGATGCCGGTATACAACTTGTCGGACGGGCCCTTGCGGCACAGAACTCCGGCGCTTTAGACAGGCGTCTGGGCGAGACGGCGCCGCAGTTGCCGCTCAAGGAAACGCCGCTCTTGTCAAAGGCCCGAGAACTGCGCCGGCAGGCCGGATTTATCTACGTTCCCAATTTTGGGACTGGGCGTGTTTCGTATGCGGCACGTAGGGCGATCGGAGAACTGAACGCAGAACGCCAGAAGATCGTGAATTACTGGAAGGCAGGCGACGTCCGGCAGGCCATGGCTATGACGCGGGATGTGGCGGAAAACAAATCCAAATTATATGCAAGGCAGAGTTCAAATGACTTCCGCGGAGACCTGGAGCGAACCTACGGAAAGGATAAGGACCTTGCTTTGGATGCGTTGACCGCGGTCGTAGAGGCGGGCCAGGGTCCCCTTACCGGCCAGCAACAGATCGGTGCCCCGAAGGATGTTTGGGGCAAGGAATCGCTAAAGGCTATGAAGGCCGACCTGGAAGCGTCTACAAAGGCCGATCCTTATTGGAAGAATCGCGATCTAGCCGCTATCGACTTTGCCATAAAGAATTACGAGTATCTGAGTAGTCTCGCCGACGACTACAACGCCGTACAGGATGCAGAACACTCCACGGAGAACGCTTCTGGTGTCGAGTCGCCTACTTTTCAGCGGTACGTGTTTCATCCCCAGGACGTAGACCAGGAAATCTCGGCCCCGTCACTCATGGGCGGCGGTACGGGGAACGCGCAGTTCCGACAGATGCGCGTCTACCCGAATTATGCAGCCTCGATTGCCGCAGGGGTAAATCCCTACACGTTGAACGCCGCGGACCTCATGGAGACGCGCCTTCGCATCGGCGCGAACATGGTCAACAACCGCGCGTGGCTGGAGTCCCTGCATGACATTGTCGACCCTACCAACGGCCAGCCTGTGGCGGCGCCGATGGAGGTCGTTAAGCGTCCGGATGGCTCCACGTACACCAAGGCTCCGGACGGGTATCACGCGGAGACCATGGGCGGCCAGCAAGTCGCGGTACAGAACGGATACGCCGGGATTTTCAGCGCGCTCTCGGATCCAAGCCGGTTTGCCGACGGGACCTGGGGACGGCTGATTCAGCGCGGAAACGCGACGGCTAAGTCCATGGCGCTGCTGTTCGACACGTTCCACCTTGGCCGCGTGGCTTTTTGGTCCGGGATCATCCGTTCTCCGCTTGCCGGCCTGACTGGGTCGTCCCTCACCGGCCCGTCGTTTGCCCGGGGTGTGGCGATGCTTGACCTGTCCCCGCAGGAGTTTCAAAGGCGGATCGCGTCAGGTGATATACCGGCACGCTTCCAGAAACAACTGATTCAGGACAAGTACCACTTGGACAAGGTGATCGACCACGGCCTGAACGTGGGGCGGATCGCGGACTCGCTGCACCAGGAATGGGTGCGCGCGGTTCCCGGTATCGGACATTTCAACAAGTGGGTGTTTGAGGACGTGCAGCGCGGTGCTATGGCGGAGATCGCCATGATCGAGTTCAAGCGTCAGGCGAAGGCGAACCCGGAGTGGAGCGAGGATCAAGTCGCGGCGAACGTTGCACGCGAAATCAACACCCGATTTGGAAGTCTTGGCCGCCAGGGGTGGATCAAGTCCCAAACCGGCCAGGACATCGCCCGACTGCTCGCGTTGGCGCCTCAGTGGAACGAGGGTCTTGTGAAGTCCGAATTCCAAGGCGCATGGAACACGGCGAGTGCCGCGGCAAAGAAAGTCCTTGGTAGACAGGCCGCGGTCGGGCTTTTGGGTCGGTCTGTGATGGCGGCCGGAATCGCGCTCTTTGCCGCCAACCAACTCATCAACCTTTACACCCGGGGGCATCCCACTTGGAAGAATCCGGAGAAGACCTTTGGTGCAAAAATCTCGGCATGGATACCGGACTACATCGGGCGCGCCATGGGGCATGAGGGCCCAGGCTTCTTTCTGAATCCAATGAGCCTTCCGGCTGAGATTTCCCACGTTGCACTGACGGCATACGAACGAACGCATGACTGGCCGGAAGCGGCGAACGACCTTCTGCGGGGACGCGCGTCGATATTTATGCGGGCAATCCTGACGGCGATCACGGGGAAGAATAACCTTGGGCGCCCGACTCGGCCGGGGCACAGGATTGCTCCGATTCTGGCGTCCCTCAGTCCGGCTCCGTTGGCAAGCCCTGCGCTGGTCAACGCAGTCCGCGGTATTGCCGGCGGAGGCAACCGGGAAGCGTTCCCGGGCCAGTTTCAGAAACAGCTCATGCAGTCGTTTGGAATCCGGACCGATCAGGCACCGTCGAAGGAGCAACGCATCTACGGGCTGGCGGAGGAGTTCAACCGGACCAAGGGGATCCAGCCCTCTGCCGAGTTCTACCAGGGCGACTACCAGCCGATTGTCCACGCGCTTGAGACCGGGAATAATGCCGACGCGAAAGACGCAATGACTGCGCTGCTGCACACTAAGACGCCGGATCAGGTGTTCGATCATTTGACCCGCTGGCCGTTGTTCCCGTTTACCGGGCAGGCTCGGCGCGAAGCCGGATTTGTCCAGACCTTGAACCCGGAGGAGAAGCAGGCATACGACCAGGCTGTTGAGAATCGCGAAGCCGTGGCGCATCAGGCGATCGACCTTCTGCATGAGGTGAATCCAAACGCGCCGACGATCTCCGGGCCTGAGTACGACCGCCTTATGGGTGTCATGAAAGCCGACAAGGTTGCGTCGTTGCAGTCTTCCGAGGACCGGGAGGCGGCAAAGGGCGAGCTCCAACGAATCCTGGCGTTGCCTCCTGCCGAACGCGGGCCCGAACTGGAAAAACTGAAACAGGACCCGGTTTTGGACGAGGAGGTAAATCGGCAGTTCAAGGAGCAGACCCGCGGGCTGACCGTCGTCGAGAAGCATATCCAGTCCCTTCCTGTGGCGACCGGCGCCCGGGCGGAGTACATTTTCAACGAGGCAACGAAGATTCCGGCGGGCCCGGAGCGCGCGGCGTACATTCAAAACCTCAAGGAAAAGAACATCTGGAACGACCGCATCGAGGGCCAAATCGGAGAGCTCATGCAGGGTCGACCGGCGGTGGGTCGCTGACATGGACTTGCAATTTAAGAACCAACCCTGTATCGGAAACCTGCTTCTGGCATAACTCACTCTGACCATGGCTTATACCTACATGACCGGGACGATCAACCCCGGCGACACAGACTTTCAAAAATGGGCCAAGCTGCAAGGTGCCGCGTGGCTCGCGTGTTCAAATGCCGGAATCTCCATAAATACCGTGAGCAATCCACTACTACTTCCCTTGGCTCCTGGCGCAAACGAATGGCAGAAATTTGCCTCAGTCCAGGCCATGCTGACCAATCTCAGCAGCGGCCTTTCCCCGGCCGCCTCCGGCGTACAGTCCGGCAACCAGGCGGTCACGACCTCTGCAACCAGTCAAGTGATTGCCTTCGCAACGGGATTCGCTGCGGCTCCGGCTGTGGTCGCTTCGCTGGTCGCTCCCGGCGGCGGGGCGACAGTCCTCGAAAACGTGACCGGAATTTCCGCGACCGGATTCACGGCCAACTGGGGTTTTGCAATACCATCCGGGTACTCGCTGTCCTGGATCGCCACGCCAAAGACGCAGTGAATTTCCAACCATGAATAAATTCCTCACAGGTTTGATTTTGAACGTCGCCCTGATCGGCGGCCCGTATGTCTCCCAGGCTTCCACGACCCCACTGAACAACGCCGTGTTCACGGCGCCTGCGAGCGTCGCTGCGCTCCGGGCCATTCCGGTCACGGCGGGCATGAACGGCTACCAGATTTCCACGCTTGGATATTGGACTTCCGGAGATGGCGGCGGAAACACGTTCATTTACAATTCCGCAAGCGGTCTGTCGGACAACGGAGGCACCGTGATTGTCCCTTCGGCCGGGGGCGGGGCTTGGATTTCCACGAGCACCAACTACGACTGGAAGAGGTTCGGGGCGAATGGCAATTCCTTGGCGGTGCGCCTCCCGACTACGATCGGTCTTGGGTCGAACGTCCTGACGCTCAACGGTGCTTCGTTCGCGGCAACCGACGTCGGGAAGTCAATCGTGGTCGGCGGGGCCGGATCCGCCGGGGCTGGACTCTATGGCACGATCACCGGCTACACCTCGTCCAGCCAAGTGACCTTGAGCGTCACCGCTGCCACGGCGGTCACGGGCACCACGGAAATCAGCATCTATGGCACCGATGACACGACTGCGATCCAGAACGCACTCACCGCGGCGGGCAACGTGCCCTACTTCCAGACGAGCTATCCTTCCGCGGGGCTGTACTTCATCTCGCGGACCTTGAACCTGCCGCCGGGCGTCAGCATCCACGGCATCGGCGACCAAGCCACCTTTGCCTCGACCCAGTACGGGACGCAGCTTGTCGGCTACCTCACGGGCTACGTGATCCAGCAGGCTTACGGTTCCCCGACCGAATCTTATAGCCACATCGACAACCTCTCCATCAACGTCAACTGCACACTCGGATGCCTCTACTTCGAGAACGCGAACGAATGGGAGGTCGGCAACTGCACGCTCTACGGCGGCACATCGGTCGCGGACCTGACGATTGACGGAAACCCCGGCTGCATCAACCCGCTGATCCAGAACAATATTTTCTTCGGGCACACGACCTACGGCATCCAGATCATTGGGGATAACCACACGAACGTGTGCTTCTTCCACAACTACATCACCCCGGTCTGCACGGCGGGTTTGTACATCCATTGCACGCAGGGCGACTTCACATCCTACTCGGACATTTTCGAGAACAACGCCACAGGCGTGCTCGTGGATGGCGACGTTGCCTCGGCTGGCGGCGTGCCGAAGTTTTACAGCTTCAGCGATTACTTCGAGGGCGAGAGCACCGCATGTTACTCGGTGAACCCGGACGGGTACACGAACTTGGAGCCCATCGTGACGATCCGAAACGCGCACGAAAGCGGGAACTCGATCACGCCGAACTTCCTGCTCTACGGCCCCTGCAAGAACCTCGACGTGCAGGACGCTCAAATCACCGGGGAAACGGGCGCCTCGTTCGTCATGGGGACCATGACAGGGGTGACGGACCCGGTGAGCCTCAAGGGTATCACGAGCACGGCACCGTACACGAGCAGCCCAATCGTTTCCTCGACGCCCTCCACGGTCAACACGACCGACTACGTTTGGCGGAGCGGCTACAATGGCTGGGGCGGAACGGGCGGGGTGGGCGGCCAAAGCCTGATCGCAGGATGGGAAGTGGCTCCCACCTATTCCGGCTCGGCCTATGGGATCTTTGACGAACCTCAATTCACGGCGACAGCCAATTCGCAGCAATTCTACGGTATGGAAACGCTGCCTTCGATTGCGACCGGCACATACTCGTCGCTCATCTACCGCGGCGGCTACATCCCCACCCCCACGGTCACGGGCTCGGGCCTCGGGTCCGCCTACCAGATGATCGTAGACAACGGCGGGGCCTTCACGAACTTGGCGGGTTTGGCGATCAACAGCCAGACGAACGGCCTCACCAACAACACGGACCTCCTGTTTGGGACGCTCACGATTCCGAGCGGCACGTTCGGCCTGTACCAAGGGGACAGCTATGCAAATTCGCTCGGGGGCAGCCTCACCCTTCGCGGCAACGGGGCGGGGGCCTTGGTGTCCAGCTCGGCGGGCCTCATTTCGGCGCAGACGAACGACTACCAAGCCGATCTTACCGGGACCGCCTACACGCTCACGGCCTCCAATGCCGCCATCACGGGGGGGACGACTTCGCCCACGATCACGCTAGGCGCCGCTGGCACCTACATCATCACGGCTGGAATCAATTGCCTCTACAGTGGGGCAACGTATGCCGCGACCCAGAACGTCACGTTTTCGCTCTACCGGACGAATAACACGCCGGCAAGCATCTACAACGGAACCTTCATCCTGCGGACGATCACGACCACGAGCGACACCGCCTGCACGCCGACCCTCAAGTACATTTACACGACCACCAACAGCAATGACGTGGTGACGATCTACGGGCAGCTATCCGCAACCCCGTCGGCCGGCTCGGTTCAGATCCAGAACCCGACCTACATCGTCGCCCAAAGAATCTACTGAAAAGGATCCGCCACCTATGAACAAAACGCTCGCACTCATTTTCGCGCTCGCGCTGCCGTGCGCCGCCTTCGGTCAGCAGACCGTTGGGACGCTGAACTTCGTGCAGAGCAGCGCGCCGGCAGCGCCGACAAGCGGGGTGACCGGATACGCGAACTCAAGAAATGAGCTGAACTGGGTATTCCCAACGGGGCCTAACTTCGCCGTGGCACCGCTGTCGTCTGGCGGGATATTGAATCCTTTTTCGGCGCCGATCCAGTTTGGATTCACGGCCCAGTCGGCCACGTCGTTTGTGTACGATGATTTTCAGTCGCCGTTATACACGACGGGCACTCTTCTGAACGGCCTTGTTTGTCCAACTGGCCAAACGTGGTCGGTTTCAGGTGCGGGAGTAGCTACCACCACGATTTCCGGGAATGGATTTGTCACTGCTGAATCCTCAATCAGCAATACGTCTTACAGCTTTTTGAATTACGGGGCGCTAATACCTGAAATAAAAGTCGGGTTTGTAATGAAGACTCCGGCCGATTTTGTGCCGAGCCAAACGGTAACATTTCTGGTCCTTATAGCCGCTCAGGACACAAGCATCCAGAAGATGCTGCACTTGCAGATCACCCCAACTACTTGGGCTTTTCAAAAGACCTTGAGCGGCGGCGGCGGTTTGGTCACACTGCTCGCTGGCACCCACCAATTACAGCCCGGCGTTCAGTACACATGCGGATACACAATTAACTGGGCGGCTGGAACGGCTACCGTTTATCCGCCAATGGGGCTTCCTCAGACCTGTGCGGCGGATCCTGATATTACGACGATTGCCGGGCAGCAAGGCTGTTGGGAATTGACGAACCCTGGAACCTTCGGAGGACACTACAATGCAACCATAAATTATGCCAGCATGGGGCCAACCCAAGGTTCAAAATCGGTTGACTCTGGATATGCAACTCACACCGCCGACATGGGCCTTGTTCGCGGCAGCGACCTCTTGGGGCTCCCGGTTTGGCACCGAGTGACGTTTTCAATTCCATCGGGAACTGCGGCGGGATGGTACACGGTAGCCATAGGAGCGTCTGCGGAAGGGGTGAGGATTCATGGAACCGTGGCGGTTTCAGCAGATGACGGAACGTATTACACGCGCTGGCTTGGATATGTTGACGCCGTGCAAACCGGAACACCGACAATAATCACGAATTGGGTGAGTGATAATTCGGGGGCAACTCAACTGAGATTGTCGAATCTCACATCTCCACCGAGTGCGCAACTGGACGTGTATCTTAACGGTCCAGCATCGACCCCTCCCAAGAACGTAACTGTGGATATTTTTGGTGACTCGATCCCGTATAATCCAGCGATTGGGACAAGCGCTTCGCCTTTGGGCGGAACCGTGACGACGACGCCTATCACGGGTCAACTGGCCCCGTTAATGGCCGCCAGCAATTTAGCGACGGCCTCCATGCAGTCCGGAGTGGCGCTAGCGGCAAACGCAAGCAACGGCAACACCGAGCCTGCCATCAAGTGGACAAATATCAATACCAGCAACTCCGTCGGAGCCGCAATCGACGCAATCAGGACCGGCGCAGGATACGCCCACTCACTTAGGTTTTGGACGGCAATTAACGGGAGCGGCGGCACGCTGACTCAAGCCGGGTACTTTGACACAAGCCAAAACTTTTTCGTGACCGGGATCGCGTCGGCGGCCGGTCTTGCTCTAACTGGTGCAACCTTTGCGGGAACTGTCACGCTCTCGTCCGGAGCCGGAACGATTACGTCCGCAGCGATCTCAACCACGAGCACCGTGATTTTGACCCAAGTCACGGCAAGCGGGACGGCAGGAACCTATGAACCGCTTGTCAAGGCCGGATCTGGGTCAGCGACCGTCACTGGGTTGGCCACCGACAACTCAACCTACAACTGGCGCGTCATCCAGTAGCTTGACGCCGCACCCGTTCCCGTTCTATACCGCCCCCATGACAAAGAGCCGCGCAAATTGGCACTCACTGGTCGCCGTCGCCGCCGTCGTGGGGGCCGAACTCGAAGGCTTGAAGGGCGAGACCTACCAGCAGCTTGCCTCGCACACGATCATCTTCTGGGTGTGCCTCTTTTGCGCGATCATCGTCGGCTACGGCAACTCGGTGATTTCGACCAAGCCGACAGAGCCCGCCGCACCCTCCAATGCGACTCCTGCTTCCCCTCTCCCTCCTGCTGCTCCTGCTCCTTGACGGCTGCATTGCCGTCAGGGAACGCCCCGGCGACCCGTACACGGTGCTCGCTCCGGGCCAGCAGGCTTGCGGTATCAAAAACACGACCCTTTTCCCATGAAAATCCAAAGCCTGATCCTCCTCCCGGTGCTTCTCATTTTGAGCGCCTGCCAGCTACCCCAGATCGAAGCCTCCGCCACCTACATTGGAGCCGAAGCCGCGACGGCGGCCCTGCTTCAAAAGCAGCCGCAGGCGCTTTTGCCGCTACAATCCCTTGTCGCGGACTGGCACAAGTACCAGCTCGGTACGCTGACGACCTCCGATGAGGCCGTGCTCCTTCAGCAGATCACCACGGCGACGAAGGCCAAACTGGACCCAGTTGCCGCTGCGACCCTCGACGGCGCCGTGCAGCAGATCCTCGCCAATGTGAATACGACCGCACCTACACCGCTCGGGGGTGCAGCCGCCGCAATCATCACCGACCTGATGAACGGAGTGGCCCGCGAACTGACGGTTTACGTGCCGCCATCCTCGACCGCCGCGACCTCCCCCTGATGCTTCAAGTCCTGCTCTTTCGCGGCACCGGGGCATTCTCCCGCCTGATCGAGTGGCAGACGCGCGGGCCGTACAGCCATGCGGCCCTGCTTCTGCCGGACGGGAGGCAGATCGAGGCATGGTCGGACGGGGTGGACATCAGGCCGCACTTTGAGGACCACGGGAGCCGCGTGGACCGCTTCACGGTGGCCGCGACCAAACAGCAGGTTGTCAAGGTTGCGAACTTCGCGCGCGGCGAGGTAGGATGCGCCTATGATTGGTACGCCGATTTCTGCTTCGTAACAAGGATGCGTCCCCCGCGTTCGGACAAGGCGTGGTTTTGCTCGGAGCTGGTGTATGCCTCCCTTGAGGCCGGCGGCATCAACCTGTTCCGGGGAACAGAAGCCTATGAGGTCAGTCCGTCCATGCTCGCCCGGTCTCCGCTTCTCACAAAGCAACATATCGCATGACTTGCATTGCACGCCACGAAGTAAGGAAAAGCGGAATCCTCTAAACTCGACCGATGATCGAAGACTGCCTAACTTTCCTGGACAAGTTCATGCCGACAGCGCGAGGCACAACAGTTTGGCGTTCCGCGATTACCCTGCTCGTAGTAGGGCTGTTTGGCATGGGCGCCCTTGCGTGGAAGCTGCTTCCGGCGAATGTGGATGCCGCGATCGACAACAACAAGACGATCCTGGCGCACTCGGCGGCGCTCGTTCAGGCTCAAACGGCGGTCGTCGATGCAAAGAACGAGGCGCAGGAGGCCGCCAAGAAAGCCGATTCGCTATTGGCTACCCAGCTTCGGATATTCGATGCGTTGAAACAGGGGCATGACGACACCGAGAACGTACTGTTGAAGGTGACGGCCACGAATCAGAGCCTCGACGACGTCAAGGAACGCCTGACGAGGATCGAGGCAAAACAGGACCAGGCGTCCCGGTAGTCACTCGCCCCCGAACGGTGCTTCGTTCTGCGGGTCGGCGACCGTCTCGGCAGGATCGGCAGGATCGGCCAGCGCCAGTTCCTTCTGCAACTCGGCTGGCGTCATCTGGTCGACGGAAACCGTCTCCGAGGTGTCGAGGCGCACGGTCGTCTTGATGCCGGGTTTGGGGTCGTCGAGGCGAACTTCGCACGTCACGGAACGGTACTCGAATCCGCTGGTGATGTTGCTGGAAAGCTCGCTGATCTTGGAGGTGACGCGCTCCGATCTGGCCTTGAACTGCGTCTTGACCGTGGCGAACTCGTTCTCGATCTGTGCCGCCTCCTGGTGCGCCTCGGCGATCTGGCGTCCCTTCTCGAGCATTTCCTCCTTGGTGAAGAGGACGCGCAGTTGCAGGGAGATTTTCTTGGGCAGCGTGATGGCGGGCGCAGCGGCTTCGGCCGCGGTGGTGGCTGTGACTGTGGGTTTGGTGGGCATAAATTAAAATGGCTCGGGTTCGGGTGCTGTGGTGGACGTCGCGGCCGGAGCCTGAGTGGCCGGCTTCACGGCATCCTCTTTCCACTTCGCGAGTTTGTCCTTCAGCGCGACACGGTCGGACTTCGGCACAGTGTCCCACCAGGCTTTGAGGGCGTCGAGCCCCTGGCCGGCGGCGTTGGCGCCTTCGGCGGAGAAGTCGCGGTCGGCGGCAGCGGGCTTCCCCTGTGCCCATTCGGCGATTTTCTGTCCGATGTCCTCACTGAGAGGCTGAGGGTCCGCGAAAATGTCGGTGAACTGGCGGGCGGTCTTGATCATCATTTTCTCGCCCACCTCGTCGGACACCCATGTAGGAACTCCGCCGGCGTGTGGCATAAGGAGGCAGCAAGCGGTCATCTCGAACACGAGCTCGCTGCTTCCGATTGGCATGAAGCCGATGTTTTCAATCTCGGTCTTCCCCTCGCGCTTCATGGGCTTCACCTTCTCCTTGGCGCGGAAGTTCATGATGAGGTTCGCCTTCAACTGAAGGATGCCGTCGATCATGGCTCGGCGCTCCTGGGATGGTTTGATGAAACTTGCGAGCTTGCATGCCTGGCGCTTCCCCCAGTTGTCGCCGGCCATGCGATCCAGCTCCGCTTCGGCGTATTCCAAATATCCACCGGCGCCGGAATGTTCATGGGTCATAGAGTCGACGACGATGGTGTTGACTCCCTTGTCGACAAAATGCCGGATGGCTGCGAGGTAGTCTAGCGACCGGAACGGCGCCTTGAAGTCCATATGCTGGAACTTGAAGTAGTCGGCGTAGTGGAGGGCGCGGCTGGCCTCGGTGTCTATCACCCCGATCAGGCCGCCGGAAACACGTTGGATGCCCGTTGCGAGGCGAAGGGCGGACATGGTCTTGCCGCCGCCGGCTGGGCCCATGATTCCTAGAAGCACGGGCACGCTTTGGCGTGTGGCCAGCTTGTCTTCAAATGTACGCGGTGAGTTTGACATGGCTTAAATGGTTGAGGCTTTGTTCTCGATCCACAGGGCGAATTTCTCAGCCTGGTCGTGACAACTGGCGGCGGCGGCGCGACCGGCGTCGGTCACGCAATCGGGCGTCTGCAGGGCGCGGACAGATTGGGCGAACGCGGAGATCTTCACGCGGTCGGGCGCCTTGGCTGCGGTTTGTCTGGCAAGTTCTTCGGCGGCCTTCCGGTCAGATTCCGCCTTGGCCGCATCGGCAATTCGCCTTGCCTCGGATTCCCTGGCTGCCCGGACCTCGGCTTCGGCCTTCTCGCGGGCCCTGGCTTCCTCGTTGGCCTTCTTCCATGCGGCCTCTTGGTCGGCTTTGGCTTTGGCTGCGGCTGCCTCGAGCTCTACGCGGGCAGCTTTCTCGATCTTCTCGGCCTTGGCCTGTGCCTCCGCGAGAATCGCGGCGCGTTCTGCGGCTGCTTTCGCCTCTGCTTCGGCCTTTTCCTTGGCAACCCGTTCACGCTCTGCCCGCGCAGCCTCCTCTGCCGCCTTCCGTTCGGCCGCTGCCTTGGCCTCGCGCTCCTCGGCTTCCTTCTTGAGCCGTTCGTTTTCCTCGCGCATGGCCTTCTCCCGGGCGAGCCGTTCGTTCTCCTGGCGGATTCTGTCCTCCTCGGCCTTTCGCTGGGCGTCAAGGCGCTGCTGGTGGGCCAGCTTTGTGTTATCGAGGAGCTGGTCGAACGACTCCCGGGACATTTCCCCCAGGCTGAAAAACGTCGTGTCGACCTTGTAGACGGCCAGCTGAATCTCTCGTTCGGCCTTCAAGGCGGCCTTCCGCGCTGCTTCCTGCCGTTCCTCGAACTTCTCCTGGTCCTCCAAGTGCTGTTCGACCGGCTCGATCGTGCACTTGACCAGCGTTGCCATGGCGTCGATCGCCTTTCCGCGGCGCAGCGAGTCCTCTTTCAGCGTCTTTCGCTCAGACTCGACCCGGCACCGAACGTCCTTCAGGGCGAGCCGGAGCGTCTTGACCAGCTTCTTGTCGGTCGGCGTGCTGGCCGCCGTGATATTGATGGACTTGGCCCGGTCGATCAACTGGCCGGCCTCGGCAAACAACGGCTGGAATCGGGACAGACAGGCTTGACGGCTCTGGGCCTCAAGCTGGTACGGCGCGACGGCTGCGGAAAGCGGCGATTCGTCGGCGACTTCTAGGGCGAGTGGTTCGGTGGACATAAGATTTCAGGTGGTGCTCATCATCTCCCGGTACTCCGCGTACTTCGGTGCCTCGACGCGGACAACGCCGGTGGCGTAGGACGGCCATTTTCCGGTTCGCATCCCTTCTCCCCAGCGTTTCAGGGCCCGGTCGTAGCGGGTCTGGCCGATTGCCTGGTACATGCCGGTCATTTCGACGGGCGTGCAAAGGAACGGGAATTTGTTCTCGACGTACACGTAAATTACGCGTGTCCGTCCGATCGAATCGGGATGCGCCGCGGTCACGCCGGCCGAAAGGTGACAGGCTTTGATGTCGTACCCCATGTCGTAAATGTTCCGCGCCGCGAAGTCCGGATCGGAGGATCCTGAGATTTTCAAATCGAAGATCGTTGTCTGGTTCGCGCCCAGGGTGAGCCGGTCGACCCGGCAACGCGCGAATAGGTCGGGCTCCGGTTTCCAGATGCAAGTGACTTCGGATTTTCCGTCGGCCCATTCGACCGCCAATCCGTATTCGCCCAGCCAGTTGAATGTCTCGTCGCGGAGTTTTTGGGCGTTGACGTAGGTCGGGCGAAGCACAGGGATCTTGCCAGCCTCCCGGGCCGAGTCGCGGAACTCCTTCGCGGCTTTGGTCGTAAAGTTGTCAAACTCGCCAATCTCGAAGTCCTGGCCTTTGCCGAGGATGAGCAGATGGCAGATTGATCCGAAGTCCATGATCTTGGATTCCTCCTCGGATGGAGCCTTGGACTTACCGAGCCTGACGTGCTGGTAGAACGCATGCCGCGGCGTCTCTGCGGCGAGCGTCACGGCTACGGAGCCGGAGAGGGAAGGGCCAGGGGCCGGGTCCGCATGGTAGAGGTCATGCGGGCAGTCGTCGTACATGCCGGGTTCAAGTGTCATTGCGAAGAGGGACGGTTGGACGGTGGATGGGGCGACGCAAGCACAATTTACGCTTTTTGCGTAGGCTGCAAATCGGGGTCGGGAATGAGTCGGGAAATGGCCTGGGCGTAATGCGCCGGGCATGGGCAATGGATCACGGGTATCTCGGCTCTGAGTGCCCACGCTGTGTCCGTGACCGAGTCCTCGCAAAGCTGGCAGATTTCGACAGCAATCCAGGACTCTCTAGTGCGAGATCGGGCGAAGGTCACGGTGCTTGCGGTTTGAACTCCCACAGTCCGATTTCGTACTCGGCGTTTGTCCATTCAGGGTTCTGTACAGATACCCGTTCACCGTCCACGTCGACGGTCACGTATTGGGTTATTTCTTCGGAGTAGTCGCCTCGGTATAGGGCGGCCTCGGCTGCGGAGATCGTGTGAAACCGTCGGCCGATTACACACGATTCCACGCCTCGATCTTGGAACGCGTGACTCATACGCTAACCCCATATCTCTGCCGCCTGTCAAACATGGCATGGCGGCCGTAAATCACCCTGTCGCCGGAGTCGCGCTGGCGGACCCAGGCGGCGCGGCGGGACATTTCGAAACGGCCCGCTGGCGTGAGTCGGTAAGACATACGAAAAACCGAAGGATCAAACCAACCGGTAAAGCTGTTTTCATGGCGGAACTCCCAAAATCGAGAATCGCGGGGAGGCTGAATTTCTATGTATGGGCACTCTGTGCCCACGCTTGCCCAGCCCGTCTCCGGCGCCACCCCTTGCGAGGCAGCGCCGGAGTTGTCTGGAACACCGCCCGAGATCACCCCTGAGACCGGGCGGGTCGTCGTCTCGCCGGAACCAACCGGCGAAAGCGAAAGTGTCGATGCGACGTTGGATTGAGCGTCGATTACTTGCCACATGAATCGGTCCATTTTGTCGAGTCCCGGGTGTTCGTCATTCATGGCTTATTTCCTCCCTGTAAAGGTTTCCGACTCTGACCGCACTCTCTGGAATCTTGCGATACCTGAGAATCTTGTCGATGCCGCCGGTGAGGCCCCATCTCCAGCAAGTCGCTAGGTGCTCGGGCGTGATGGCGATATTCCGCTGGGTGAGCTCCCGGACCAGCCATGCGAGGTGACGGTTCGCGCAGTCGGCGGCAAGACGATCAACCCCGCAGTATTTCAAGAAGCTTCGACCGAACATATAATCCTGCCAGACAGCCTCCGAGATTTGCCACCGGGTTCGTTCGCCGCGGCGCCCGATCTTCTTGGGATCGTCTCCTGATTCTACCTCAGCGAGAGCGTGCAGGAATACGGCCGGCTCAAACGCTGGCGCGTGGATGGCTGGAACGTCAAGTGGGATCATGGGTCAATTTTCCCAGGCTTGGTGAATATCCGGTCCGATACCATCGTGGTGATGCCGCCGGCGATGATCGGCCACAAAACGGCCGTAATGACGATGCTGGCGATTTGCAGAGCGACTGGCAGCGTCGCGCGGCGGATACCGGCCCGGACCTGGAACATCCTCTCGATCACCATGCCCAAGGCAAACAGCAACCCGATCGCGAGGTAGAATTTAACAAAGGGATTCATGGCACGTATTTGGTTCCGGTCCCGTTGCAGTCCGGACAACTGTGCGCCGTCGATCGCTCGCCGGCCTGTCCGAGTTGGTAGACTTTGCCTCGGCAATATGGGCATAGGACGTGATGGCGGTCGCCGTCGTCTCTCCCCTCCGGATCTGGGTCGTTTGGGTCGTAGTCTTTCATGCGGTGCGTTGCTTGGTCCTGAACTTGTCTCGCGGGCCGATCGCGTGCGCGGACTTGCCGACGCCGTTTCGACGCATGCGTTGACAGAAGTTCTCAATGCCCTTGTCTCCGAGCTCGCACGGCAGGCGGATCGCCCAGAGTACGCCGGCGCGAATCAGCCGGTCGCGTTCGTCAACGGTAAGCGGTGAGATCATCGAGGGCGGCGCGGGCGTCGAGGGCTTCGGAGGCGTGGATAGCTGCCGGGGTCACCAGAGGATGCCGTTGTAGGCCGCCATCATCAGGGCGGAGGCCAGGAGGGCGCAGAGGTTGGACTTGGCGAGGTCGGTCATACCCCATCCTTCATGTCGGCGTGGCTTGCGGCTGCCTTGAATTGCGGCCACCAGTAGGAGTTGAAGTCCATCCAAACGCCGCGGGTGTTATGGAAGCCCTGGCTGTCCTCGTGGACCGCCTTGAAACGCACGAATTGCACGTTCCGCTTGAACCGGTGACGACGGGCGGGTGAGCCGTTACAGGTGCCGTATTGCCAGAAAAAGCTCATGGCTCGGGTTGGTTGGTGCTCAGGGCTTGGCCTGCTGCGTGGCGAGCCATTCAGCGCGGACTTCCTGGAAGCTGTTGGCGAGAGCGAACCAAAACTCGCGTGAGGCGCGGTCGGTCGGCATGTCCTTGGGAAGCGTCACCTTGCCGGTGGTGAAATTAATGTCGATCTGGCCTCCGCTTGGAATGGCGATGATCATGTGGGTGGCGGCGCCGTTGCTTGGATCAAGAATCAGATATGACATAGGCGTCACGGCGACAGTGAGTTTGTCCATCTTTAGGATCGGGCTTTCGCTGTATGGGCGCGGCGGATTCGGGGTGACGATGATCGGTGTTTGGGCACAAGCGAATGACGCCAGGGCGAAGAACAGGATGGCGGTTTTCATGGGTGCTCGGGTTGGTTGGTGCTGTGGCGGCCTGCGCGCTTCGTGTCCATGTCTTGAATAAGTCTCTTGGCGGCTTCGGACGCAAATTGCCCGAACTCAGCAGCATTCCAACTGATCCCCTCGATAAAGCCTCGATAGGTCGCCATTTCGATTCTGTCCAGCCCATGCACCTTGACGGCCTCGGCGCGTTCGGCGCGGAGTTGGGCAAGCTCGGCCTCGGCGCGTTCGGCGCGGGCTTGGGCGGCGGCAAGTTCGTCCATCGTCTTCTTGCGGTCACTCAGTTCCTCGCGCCAGCCGGGAATGAACACATCTAGTTCGGTGTCGCCAAATCCTCCACG